AGTAAAAATGCTAAACGATATTATATGAATATATCTAAAATGGAAAACAAAGCGCTATTTTTAGTTGAGCAAAAATACAAAAACCTAAGGGATGTTTTAGGTGTTGTCGATCTTCTCACAATACAGCAAGCGGATAGGATTGTAGCTAAAGCATTAAATGATGGCATGAACCAAGAAATGCATTATAAAAAAATTTATGAATTAGCTAAGGAAAGAGTCATTATGTTTGCAGAGATACGCGGACAATCTACATTAAGTTATTTAACTCAAATATAAAATCAATCACAGTTTAAACCAAAACAAACAGCTATATTTAGACCATGTTTAATAGAGTTTGCTGTTATGGAAAAAGAAGATCAAATTGATTCAGACGAACCGAATCAAGTGGAATTAGAGCTAATTGAATTGTTTTCTGAAATAGATGGTAATTGTTGGTTGAATAAGGTTACGCAAGATGTTCAGTCATCGTGTTCATAATGCGCTTTCTTGGCGTAAATTTTTGGTTTCCGAGGCTTATCCATCCAGTCGTAATTATTATTCAATATAACATCAAAATTACGTGCGGGTGAGAATTTGCCTGCACGATAAATAATAGCATTATTAGCCGTAATTTGAATACCAGCAGGTTTACCTATAATTTCATTAACTAACTCAAGAAATTTCGTTTCTGTTGGGTGACTTTGTTTTACCTTGGCCCAGCGTGCCTTTGCTGCTTTTTGTCTGTCAGTGGCTTTATTTTCTACGTTGGTTTGTAGGTTTTTGGTTAGTGTTGAGAGATTCATTTGTTTTTTATTTCTTTTAACCACCATCATCTTTTGCTTTAATTTTTACATCTGTATCAGGACGGTCTTTAAGCCAAATTTCAGGCGCTTCTAAGTATTCAGGTCGCTTATTTTCAAAAAGAGAAAGAGCAAAGATCATCCCGTTAGCCATGCCATGCATATATGGATCGTAGTTCCAGTTTCCGTCATTACATTGAACATCTTTCATTTCACGTAAACATTCTAAAGATTTATTTAATATAACACAGCGTTCAACATCGGATTTACTTAACACACTGGGTTTTTCTGGTTTATCTTGTTCGGTTAATTCGTTCATTTATTATCTAATAAAAAAAGTTTCATTCTATTCGGCTATTCCATTTTTTTATTGCACTGTCATAATCATCAAAAACACAAGCCCCACAGTTAATATTTAAACATTTAAGATAACCCATGCCATCATCACCTTCTTTGGTTTCTGGATTCCAGTCATTATATTCAAATTCAGCTTTCGATCCACAAAAAGGGCAAGGTAATATGTTTAATTTATGTATCATAATTACTTTATATTAGCTTCTATTTTCATCAACATACAAGGCTGATATTTACTTACAAAAGCATGATAGTGTTTTTTACTTAATCCTGCTTCAATAGGCACCGATGTCCATATTAATCTAAATCGTATAAGTTATTTGTTGTGGCTCGTATAGGCGTTAAATCTGTAACAATCTCCATTTCAACATGTTGACCGACTTCGGCTAACATATTGACCAAACGATCCAAGGTACATTTTTCAATCCGACCCTTGATAATATCGTTTAAGCGGGGCTGAGTGGTCTTTAATACTTTGGCCGCTTCTGCTTGCGTTAAGCCGCTTTCTTTAACGTACTTGCGTACTGCTATCATCAATTCTGCGCGTAATTTTAAGTTATTTGGTTCTGGTAACATGAGTTCTTTGAAAATATTACAGTTTGCAGGCGTAATAACTATATCCATAAATTTATTTAGCCACTGATTCACTTAATTTCATAAACTTATATTACATTGTTTATTTCTACTTCGGATTTGTTGTTTATACAATTTCAGGAATATGTTGAGTTATTACCAAAATCTCTTTAACAGATTTTAATTCTTGATCAAGGTCAAGACAGTACACTGTAAAATAATCGGTTACTGATTTAATTGTGTCTTCTTCTGAGGTTACATATTGAGTCGAGTTGATTACTTCTGTGCTGTCTTCATCGCAGCGTTCGATTATTACTTCAAATACTTTCATAGCTTATATTCAATTGATTTTCATAAGCACATGTTACAGCAATCAAAATAAAAATGCAAGTTATTTATGCATACATAATAATATGCTTGGAACAATAAAACATACCGCCACCAACAGTTCCAGAACTTCTCGTTCCAGGCTCAGTGCAGCCACCAAAATTACAATTGTGCTGCCCATTAAAAATAGGTTTTTGAATATAGCCTTTTGCCTTATGGTCGGTGATTAAGTCTTCGTTTTCTTGAATGATTTTTGTTTTTCGTTCAAGCTGTTCTTCTTCAGTTTCATTTTCTGGCCCAGAAGTTTGCTTAAATGCTTCTTGAATTAATTTAAGTGGGTGGTTTTTAAGCGCGTCAGTGATTGAAGTGTACCCGTCAGTAGAGTTTTCTGGATTTGGCCCGTCAGCGTCATTTTTGGGCGGTTCTTTAGCTTGTTCTGTTGATTCGTCATAGACAAGAACGCAGCCACGGGCAATATCTGGGATTGATGGCATTTTGTCGAGGTTAAATTCTATTGCGGCATCATAGCCGTCGATGATGGTTTGTAAATTAAAGCCGTTTAGCGCTGAGAGCAATTTGTCTCTAAATTCTGTAACCGCTGTTTCTGTTGGATAAAGCCTATGATATTCAGGCTCAAAGTCATTAAGCATTGAGCGCATGATGGAATGTATTGTATTTTTAAATTCTTTGTGTGTGTGCATTGTATTATTCCTGGATTAGTGTTGTGTGTTGGGATTATCGACAATTAAACGCTAGATGGGAATATCGTTATCAAAGTCGTCATTATTTTTGCCATTATTATTTTTAGAGATTAATTTTAAATTCGGCTTTGGTTCAGGTTTTGGAAATCCTGGTGCAAGTGGGGCAAATGGGTCAATGTTATATTTCTTAAGAAGATTTAATTCCCAAGGTGTAAACGTTCCGTGATTTGAACGATGGATTATCATATCTAGCTCAGTAAGAAATTCTTTTGCTCTTCCGCGAAGATAGATTGTATTCCCATTTCCTAGGTCAAATGATCCAATCCATGCCGCAGCTAAAACACCAAGCGGCGTTTTTTTAGCTAAGGCCAATGCAACAAGGTCATCAGGTTTAATATCAACTTCTTTGCCTTCGATAATGTCAATTATGTTTCCAGGCTTTGGGAAGAAGTCTTTTTTTGCACCATGCTTGATGTGATGCTTGAATGCTCGGGTTACTTCGTCGATTGGATATTCGATGAGTAGGTCAAAATAAATATCGACTAGGGGTGAGTCAACTTCAGTCGGATAAAGTTTTGCTGTGTTTTTCATCGTTATTGCTAATTGATTTAAGTCTTCTGTATTCATAGTCGTATGCCTTCTACTGTTTTTTCTTGTGGTTGTGGTTTGTAGTTTTCTCTTGCTCTTCTCATTTCTAAAACTTCATTTGCCATTCTGTTTGCGCTTTCTTCTGAGGTTTCTTGTTTAAATAATGCTGCGTTACTCATAAATCTTTCGATGTTATTTTCATTTCTAAATATTAAATCTAAACCAACATGCCTTGTACCTTCTGGATTTTTTCCAATATTCCACGGTGTTTTAGAGCAGCCTGTAATGGCTAGTTTAAGATCATCTGGTTCATAGTTTTTTAAAGCTTTGGCAATTAATTTTTTCCTACTATCAAGAAATTTAGCTTTAGGATGTTTTAGGGTGATTTTCCAAAAGTTAAAAATTTCTTCTTCAATAGATATTTTTTTTTGACATATATGTTTTTTATTAACTTGTTTTTTTATTCCTTTATTTAGAGTACCTAAGGTACTCTTATTGTATGTCGTCCGCGGTACGTCCGTGGGGTCGTCCGTGGGTACGTCCGTTTCTGAATCATCGGTACGTTCGTCGGCACGTTCGCCATATTCGTCAAAGACAGGTATACCAAGCTCTCCAGTACGTTCGTCGGCACGTCCGTCGGCACGTCCGTGGGGTCGTCCGTGGGCACGTCCGTTTTTTGGTGTTTTTTGTTTCACTTTTCCTAACGTATCACTCTGGTGACGCTCGTAATTGCATATAGTTATCACTGTTAGTGAGCTGTCTGCGTGAAAATTAATCATGGATTCTTTCTTTAAAAGGAGTAAAAAACGCTTCAATTTGTTCTGAGAAAATCGCCATCTTTTTTGTAATTTCAATTGAGATATTGCAATTTGACCTCTAGAGCAAATCAATGTTTTGCCGCGAATAACAAATTTTTTCTCGGTGTGATTTGCCATCATTATTAGATCAATCCAAGCTAATGCTTTTTCAGGTTCTTTAAAATTAAATAACCAATGATCTTGAATATCTCTATGTAAAGAAATCCATCCGTTTGACATTTTTATTTACCGCCTTTTTTTGTTATTAAAAACTTAATGGTAAATTAAGCGTCTTTTAGTAGTTCTCTAAGGCGCTTTCTTTCGCTTCTTTGGTAATCCATCCTGCACTCATAACAACTACCATCTAACGTGTTTCTTTTTGATGTGTGGCCGTGTATACATGGTTTCCCAGTTAAGTACCATTTTTCTCTTGCTTCAATAGCATCTTGTCTTGTTGGTTGCATTATTACAGTCTCTCTTTTCTGTGTATGAATCTATATCTTATCTGTATTAATCTATTGAGTCAATAAGAAGTTCTTAGTTTTGCTTTTGCAAAATTTAAAGCAAAAAAAAAGCCGAAAATCGGGTGATCGAGCTAGAACGGGGCGTAACCCCCTCGATCACCGAATAATCGGCTTTTTTGTTCTTTACTAAGCGTGTTCTAGTCCGCTTCATATCAAACTTTTTTAAACAACGTAATAGTCATTTAATTGACTCCTATAGTACAGCAATCACATAATAAATGCAATCAGTTTTTATATTGAAAAATCTATTTTATGAGTGCAAAAAATATCATTGATGAAAAATAATTACAACAAGGAGGGATGAAATTTGCGGACGCAAAAACGATAAAAAATATTTACAAATATTTAATTTTGGGCTACGCAAAAAAAAGCTGCCGGAGAAGCAGCTTAACAATGAACAACACAAAAAAATAACGTGTGTATGATATTTTAAATTGATAGATAAATCAAAAATATTTTAATAAATAGTCTTTTGTTGTCTAACGTCTCGTCTGATTACAATAAATATACAGTTGCCTTGTGTGTGCTCAATATTTCATAAGATACAAATAAAGGCACAAAAAAAGCCGTACACCTGAATATACGGCTCTTCCTGTCTTCTGAAACCCACAATCAAAGAAGATAATGCATTAACAATTATAGCTGGAATTAATTAAGATAGCAAAAAAAATGCCCAGCGCAAAGGTTGGGCTAACTCTAGGAGAAGTAAAACAAGGAAGTTGCATTGCAACAACCTAAGTTTAGTTGAGGAATGACAAATAGCTACTTAATTATTTGATCTAATAAAAAAATAACTTGCATTTATCTTGTTACTATATTAATATTGACGTTAAATTAAACGAGGATGTAATGTGGATACAATGCAAGCATTTTTGATTGGCGAGGCAAAGAGCAAATGAAAACTTATCAATACATTATAAATGATCGTGAGTACAGGATAAAAAACACATTTAAAGGGATGGATTATTATGGAAAATGTGAGCGTTGTGGTAAAAGTATAGCAGTACATTACAAGCAGCAGTCAAGAAAAATAGGCAGAGTTAAGAATGGTTGGAGTGTCGCTGGATTTGGTCATGCAGAGTGTTTAAGGAATGGTGAGTGGGAAAATGCGCCAATTGTAGACGATGAATAAAAAAATATTTATATTTTTAATAGGAAAGAATTAGAGCGCAGAATTGTTGATTGGAAATGATAGATTTAAATGAGAGCAGCCAATGAAAGCAGATATCCCCTTGTTAATAACAATCCTTGGAAACGAAGATGAAATCTTTGTTGATGTTGATTACTTAATAAAAGACAACTCTGGTATACAAATTAATACAATCATGTATGGGAACCTGGATATTGAGCCGTTAATAAACCCAGTTCAGCTTGACGCGATAAAGGCTTGTTTACCAGATGATGCATAAAAACCAGTGGCTCCGTAATTTAAGACTATGGAGCAAGGTTATAGTCCGATGGGGGCCAGGAATTATAAATTCTGAGGTTAAAATAGTTAGCAAGATAAACACACAAACTATAGAATTAGAAGGCAGTTCTATTAGTTATAGTTTGTTTTCTGGGTTATCTATCGGTAGTGAGGGATGGGATGAGCAGGTATGTTTAGAAGAAGCAACATCAGAAAGATTAGAAAAATATGAATTTAAAAAAATACAATAGTGCGTAATAGTTAAATAAATAGTTATGGTGATAAAAATGGCTAAGTTAAAAGTTTATGGTGGATTAACATTTGTTAATGGAAAACAACTAAGAACAATTATTGCAGAAACATCACAGAAAAAAGCAAGTAAAAAGCTTGGTATTACTCTTGGAGATTTACGTAATTACTGGAGTGCCACAGGAAACAAAATTGAGGTTGATATGGCAACCAGTAAGCCTGGGTTTGTTTTTAAGGCAAGTACCAGCATGGGTAGTGATTTTAAGTTGGATGAATAAAAAGATGAGGCTATTGAATCGATTGCAGCTTTACAAGATGTTTTTAAACTATGAATTTTGAAACTGAAGCCGATCGTTGGGATCATGTAAATTCTTTAAAAAGCGAGGGGTTATCTAACAGTAAAATAGCAAAAATAATAGGTGTAAGTCCTGATAGAGTAAGGCAGCTTATAGCTAAACATGGGAAACAAATAAAGCAAGAATGTGGTTGGAGTGCTGGACTAAAGAGAATAACGGCAAATTTGTTAGAAAGGAATGGGTATCAATCACGAAAGGCAGTCTATTTGTCATTCAAGACTAAGCAGCTTATGAAAGACGCTAGGATAGGTCCGGCCACTTATAATGAAATAGCAGCATGGCTAGGCGAGCCAGAAAAGGAGATATATAAAGCATCGCCAGATTACACGGTTGAAACAGCCATAAAATTTTTAAATAAACGAGGTTATGAGGTAAAAAAACGTGAACGATTCAAGATCATTTAAATGTTTTTTTAGAATATTGATATTAGTGTCAACGGGGATGATTTTAGGTACTTTGCTTGTTATTTATTGCATGTATTTATTGGGTATTACTGGCTATTGGTTATAAAAAATAACTTGCATTTATATCTATGTTTTGTTAGACTAGATGAAAATTAACGAGGAAAATAAATGAATGAAGTTGAAAAAAAGACAGATGTAGTAAAGGATAACTTTGATAAATGCGTCGAATTAGCAAGTGAAATTATAACTAACAAAGGTTATAAGATCGATCCTACCGTTCAGGTTCAAAATATATTTAATTATGCATCGACGGATGATAAATTCAAGCTTGTTATAACATCGACAGACCAGCGTGTTTTAGCTGAACTAAGAAGCCAAATAAAATTCGTTTGTGAACTTGGCTTAGATACGGCAAAGGGAAGAAAGCTTGTTTATGTAAAAACACGCGGTGTAAACATAGGCACTAGACAGCAAGCGCAATGGCTAACTGTTCCAGATATAACCATATCATATCACGCACTAATTCACGTGCTTATTAGATCAAAAGCATTAAAACACATTACTGTACTACATACTTACCAAAATTATGATGTTGAATATACCGGCGCACTTTCGGATGTTCCTGTTGTTAGGTCGTGGAAGACAAGTCCAAGTGAGCGCGGTGAATATACGGGTGTGTTTGTTATTTTAACGTTAGCGTCAGGTGAAACAGAAACTAGTTTTTATCATTTAAAAGACATCTTGGCTACACATAAGGCGTTTTCTAAGTCATCTCAAACATGGGATGCGCATAAGTTAGCGATGGTTGCTAAATCAGCTATCATGGAAGCGATACGTTATATTCCTGTTTTTGATAATACTGTAGCAACGGTTATTGAAGATTATGATCAATCGCATGATTGGGGATCGGTTAAAGATGTTTCGGAAGATAGTAGGGATGAAATGACTGACGATCGATTTAATGAGCTATTTAGTCAATGGGAAGATTCAGTTAATCAAAATAAATTCACAATACCGCAATTACTGGAAAATTTAAAGAAAAAAACGATTCTTAATGAATTGCAAATAAAAAAAATAAAAGGAATAAAAAATGCTAAGTCATGAACGGAATGGTTTAGTAACGGGGTCGAATGCACATAGAGTTATGGCTGGCTGGCGCGATGAATTGGAGTGCAATAAGTATGTATTTGAGCCATTTGATGGTTGGGAGATAGCTCATAAACTTATATTGGGCGGAACAACGGCGATAAAAGACATTAAGCCGCATGTTGATATTAATATGGAAAAAAAGGAGCGCATATTAAAATTAATTAAATCACAAGATAAAACACTATCAGATGGAATGTATGGTTATGCAATGGAGATAGCCATGAATCATTTTGTTGAAACTGTCGAGGAAGGTTACAAAAATGAAGCTATGGTTAACGGGGAAATTAATGAAATGGCTTCTGTCGCGGCTGCTGAAAGGTATTTGGGGTTCGAATTTGATAACACAGGCGATGATCAAGATTTTTATAAGTTAGATGATATTGGTTTAACACCAGACGGAGTAAAATATAATGAATCATTTTTACTTGAGTGTGGTTTGGAAGTTAAAAGTCCCACACAAAAAGTACATTTCTATAATGTAAATAATATTAAAACACAGGAAGATTTATTAAAGTATCATCCTGTTTACTATTGGCAGTGCATGGCTGGACTTGCTGTAACTGGTGTAAACACATGGCATTGGTTTAGCCATAACGATTCATTTATCGATAAAATGAAATTAGTTTATGTGAAAGTTGAGCCGATAGAGGAACAAATAGAAATCTTATTAAGGAGGGCAAAGATAGTGAAAGGGTTGTCTAATGACATAATAGAAAAATTGAAATAAACGAGGAAGAAATATGTTAAATAAAATATTTTTAATTGGCAATGCGGTTGCTGATCCAGAAACAAAACAAATGCCGAATGGTAATGCAGTTACTAATCTAAGGTTAGCAACATCAAGACGATGGAAAGACAGTAACAATGTAAAGCAAACTGAGACAGAATACCATCGTATCGTATTTTTTAATAAGCTTGCAGAAATAGCTGGCGAGTATGTTAAAAAAGGAAGGCAGTTATATATCGAAGGTCGTATAAAGACAACGAAATATACAGACCCAGGCGGCAATGATAAATATAGTACTGAAATTATAGGGAATGAAATGCAAATGTTAGGTCGTCGTGATGACCAACAAACATCTAATCCACAATATAGTTCAGGCAGTCCAGATTTGCCTGATGATGACATTCCTTTCTAGTTTAATAAAATACCCCCAGTATCAGGCAAAGAATACTGGGGGCATAGTGACCATGACTAAACGAGACTGAGGAAGAATGGTCAATTAAATTTTAGCACAATTTTAAATAAATGTTATAGGCATGGCATTCATAACGTTAGCATTGTTATATAAAACTGGGGTGAGCTTATTTATTATCCTTCCTGTTTTAGTATATATTGGTTTGGTCTTTTATATAAAACCCATAGTTGTAATAATAGCTTTTGTAATTTATTTGTTGGCAATGATGTTAAATATTGGTTTTTATAGTTCAGTAGAACACGCATTGTTTTCTGGTTGGATTGATGCCTTAGCAACTTTAATAATTTTTGTTGTGGTGTTAATGCAGAAAAAACAAAAAATGTGATAAAATATTACAGTAGTAAAACAAAACGAGGATAAAACGAGATGAAAAAATATATTATAAGTTTAGTATTATTGATGGTTGCCACTAGCTCACAAGCAGTAGTGACTTTTGAATTTGAAGGTATGTTTGGTGATGTGGACAGTAAATTGTCTGATGCATTCAAGGTCGGTGATAAATTTTATGGAAGTTATTCATTTGATGAAAATACAAAACCATCAAGTGAATTTCCTGTTCTGGTGCTTGAGGATTCGGTAACCAGAATGGATTTTGATAGTTCTAATTATGTAGCCTCTGCAAATAATGGGAATATTATTTATGATGTTGAGGATTACCCGTATTTTGAAGCTAATTCAATAGGCGAATCAATCCAGGCGTTAGATGTTAATGGTAACAAATTGGAACGAATGGCATTTTCTTGGGACAATCCAAATGACGTATTTGATATAGATGAAATGCCGTATAAATTTTTGCCTGATAATGCTTATTTTTCGTTAGCTTTTCATAATGAAGATGGTTATTTAGATGTGTTAGGTTCGGTAACATCAGCTACTGTAGCTCAAACGCCGATACCTGGAGCAGTGTGGTTAATGGGGTCAGGCCTTGTTGGTTTGTTAGGTTTAAAGCGCAGCAAGGCGGTGTAATGGAATCGGTCAGGTTTTTTAATAAGGATTTGACCGACTTTTCCTTGGATGATTCAGGTCGAACAGTTATTGTAGGCGCTTTGAATGATGAGGAAGCAATGAGTATTATTACTTTTTTAGAGGCTGAGAAAAATCAATTAACTGAAGAGGTAAAAAAATATAAAAACATAGTAAGAACCTATGATGGAATAGGAGCGTTAAGCCGCTGGATCGTTCGATTAATGGGTTTTGATTTCGATAGTAGTGATGTTGAATTAAATAAACAACAAACTGTTTTCTGTGGGATTTGTGATGTTGTTTTTTTGAATAAATTAAAAGATAAGGGTTGAAATGACCTTAAGAGAAAAAATAGAAGAAATATTGGTAAAAGATAAACCAGAAGATGTTGCCAAAAATATTTGTTTAATGCTTGAAGAAGAAATGTGTTTATCTGGTAATGGTTGGTTTGATGATGATGAGATATTAACTCAGATAATTATTGAAAAAGAACTATGACTTTTCGAGAAGTAATAGAAAATAAAATTAAAAATAACCGTGGTAATGAAAAACAAGCAGCTATAGATATTTGTTTGTTTTTAAATAGCGAAAATAGCTTGCTTAAAATATCTTGGTTGGATGTTGATAAAGAATTGGCTAAGTTAATGGCGCGTAGGTAGTTATGAGTACTTTAATCTGATTAAGATTTATTAATGTTTGAAGAAAAAAAACACCCACAAAGAACAGTGACTCAAAATGCTAGTTTGCATAAATATTGTACATTACTGTCTGACGGGATGAATGATGCAGGCTATGATCAACGCATGGTAATAGAGCAATTTAAGGAAGGATTCAATATACCCTGGACAATGGAAAGCGTAAAACATATATTCAGAATAATAGCAAAAGCAATGTACGATTGTAAGTCAACGGCTGATCTTGATACCGTTCAAATTCAAGAGGTTTACCGTGTATTTGATGCGCGAATGAGTGAAATAACAGGTATAAGTATAGCGTGGCCGAGTAAGGATGCAATGATTGAAGAGGCAAGGAATGCTGAATTACCAAAATAGAAATAATAACTTGCGCAAATAGGCAAATTAAAGTAATATAGGTTCGTATTTAAGTAGGTTATTTAGTGTGAACTCAATAGTAGAAATAAAAAAAGATAAGGTTCTCGTATCTAGCAAAACAGTAGCAAAGTTATTTTGTGTTGAGCATAGAGCTGTTTGTAAATTAATATCAAAGTATATTGATAGGTTTATTTCAAAACTCGATGGCATTTTAAATGACGGCGAGTTTTTGACACCAAGTATAGGAAGAAAAAGTCAAGAATATTGGTTAAATCAAGATCAATTTATTTTTCTTGCTACATTAATGCGTAACTCAGATGTATCAGTAGCAGCTAAGGATGCAATAGTATCGGATTACTCAAGAGTTAGAAAGTTATTAGCTGAGCTTGTAGTTCGTAAAGGCGACCAAAAGTGGTTAGAAGCTAGGCAAACGGGAAAAATAACAAGAAAAGATGAAACTGATGTTATAAAAAAATATATTGAATATGCGAAAAAGCAAGGCAGTAAATCTTATAATTGGTACTATGTTAGTTTAACCAAAATGCAAAACGCCGTATTATTTAATATAGATGGTTCTTTTAAAAATATAAGAGAAATGTGTGATGAAAGGCAATTGATGGTTTTATCTGTTTGCGATGAAATAATAAAAAACACATTATTGGAAGGCATGAAGTTAAATATGCCATATAAAGAAATATTTAAAAAATGTAAATTAAATATGATTTCTTTTGTTGAAATGCATGGTCGTTCAGATATCGTTTCTATGATTCAGTGCATAGAATAAATGGCAAATTATAGAAATAGAGAATTACTAGATTTAGCTCATTATCATAATGAATGCATGTTTCAAATACCTGGTAGCTGTATAGGTTATTCAATGTTAGGATTAGAACCCGCTCATAGCAATGAGTTAAGGCATGGTAAGGGCACAGGAATAAAGTCTCACGACTACATGCACGTCATGGCTTGCCTTAATTGCCATCGGGAATATGATTCTGGAACTAGATTCAATAAACAAGAAAAGCAACGGTTATTTATTGAGGGATGGGAGCGGACTATTAGCTTTTATTTCACAGAAGGTTTGATTGGATTAACTGAAGGTAATGAGTGAGTTAAAAAATTTGAAAATAGATAGTTTAATTAAACGAGGGATTTATATGAAAAAATTATTATTGTTATTTTTTATAAGCAGCGCAAATGTTTCGGCATCAGCAATTGATACCGCAGAAGAAGGTGTTAATGAATTAATGGCTCAAACGCTTATTGATGTTAGGTTTTTAGATAATGCGGAGGTTAAAAACAAAGATTACCAGGTTATAGATGATGAGGTAGAGTTATTTTCTTTATTTGAACCTTTTCAAAGTGATTCAATTGTCAATTTATTTTTTGTTGATGAAATAAACGCTTGTAGTGGTGAGTTTGCAGGGTTTACGGGTTGTTCAGTTAATAATTCAATAGCCGTTACTAATATCGGGCAGTTTCAGGCTGAATTAAATACGCATGAATTAGGTCACATTTTGTCATTAGATCATATAGATGAACCAAATAATATTATGAGGCTATTGGATTTTGGCAATACTTTATTTAATAATGATCAAATAGACGCAATGCTTAGCTCTGATTTTGTTCAAGTGGATTCTAATGGGTTTTTTGTTGAAGTAAAGCCGATATTAGTTTCAGCGATTCCATTGCCGCCATCAAGTATTATGTTTCTTAGTGGAATTGTCACGTTGTTAGTAAGAAGGATTAAAAAATGAGAAAATATTTTTATTCAATATTTACAGTATTAATTTTAATAAACCCAGTTTTAGCATCGAAACAATTGCCTGTGGAAGCGGAAGTAATTACACTTGCGCAACGTGGTGACAAATCGGATGTGTTTTATCCTGTCAGTGATGATAGAAAATATCCCGTTATTGCTGTATTACAGGGCGCATTAGTTGACAAACAGTATTATAGTCAGCTCGGGGAAAGATTGGCGATTTATGGTTATATTGTGGTAATACCCAATCATTTCCAGTTTGGTAAATTATTTACTGATCAATTTGTTATTAATGACGTATTAGCACAAATGGTAATTGAAGATAATAATAATGATTCTCCGTTATCAGGTAAAATAGATACGGAAAACATGGGTGTTATTGGGCATTCATCGGGCGGTGCAGCTGGATTGTTTGCATTAGAGGGTAGTTGTATACCTCCGTTCTGTTTTGGCTTTTACGACAGGCCAGAAGCATTAAAAATAGGTGCATTTTATGGAACAAACACATGTTTTATTGGCGGGGATGCGTCAAGTGAACACTGTGTTAGTTTTTCTAATCAAGGAGGAATGCAGTACGATGTCGATATAACTGATCCTGTTGTTTTTATTCAGGGAAGTAAGGATGGCGTATCGACACCAGGTGAAGGCAGATCAACTTATGAATTATTGGATGGTTTTAAGCGTTTTGTTAAAATAAATGGCGCGAATCATTATGGAATAACCAATGTTAATAATCCAGAAGGAGCAAGTCCTGATTCGAGTGACCCAAAAGTTAGTCAGGAAAAGTCAATTAATCAAATTGCGAAAAAAATAAATCAAAATTTCAAGAAGTTTTTAAAAACATCGGTTGGGAAAAAAGAATGTGACTGATTTAGCTATTAGGGTTAGATACAGGTTAAGGCATGAGCCATTGTATTGATACGCTTTACCGCAAAGACCTGCAAAAAATCCTAAAGCGGCGATGGTTGAAATTTCTTTTACAGGTCTTGTGGAGCTTTTATAGATGATTTTAGAAATCTCACCCATAAATCCAGGCGGGAAGTTAAATATTTCGTTTTCTATTTAATGATTTCTTCCATGTTTTTAAATGTGGTGTAATGTCTTCACGTACCCAAACCCAATATTTAGTAACAGGAATTTGAAAGCCATTGGGTAATTCACCACCTTCACGCTTAAGAAAAACATTGGTGCGTGTTGTTTTTAATTTCTTGCATATTTCAGGAACAAGGATGTATTTTTCATTAAAATCCTTTAAAAAAACATCGCCTTTATATATTTTTTCTTTTTCAGGGTTATTAATATACAACAATGCATCATCACGATCCCAGAGATAATAGGCGCTGCCAATTTTAATCCGATTAGGTACTATTCTATTTTTCTTTCTAAGTAAGTAGTGCAATTTATTTCTAGCTAAAGTCATTCTATTGTCTTGTCTAAAATGATCATTATCAAAAATTAAAGTTTCCAGTTCTGCACTGGTTATATATTTATCGTTAAATTCTTTTAAAAATTTGTCGCTTTTTGTGTTATTCAACTAAATAAATCCTGTAAAAAGTATAAGTAATATGTTATCATAACATAACTTGCATTGTTAAATAAACATATAAAGGCAAATAGATGAAAATAGAAGGTAAGGAATTAAGTAAAGAGGAAAATTATTTGGATCTGGTTACTTACGTACCGCATCATGCAAAAGGTGACTTATCGCATCCTGACTGCGAGCAAGGAGTTATTATTTCATTTAATGATACTGGCGTAAGTGTACTCTATGTGAGCAGCAGGTCAGTTCAAATGACTGATCCTACGGATTTGGTTTTTGGGTGATGAAGAATAATTTAAGCCAAGCGCAAGTATTTACTCCGCATTGGGTGACAAATAATATGTTAAACATGCTTGATCAGGATGATTTTGCAAAAGAAGATACACTTTATTTTGAACCAACGTGCGGTAATGGGGAAATGCTAATTGTAATTATTGAGCGTATTTATAGTAAGTTGTTGGATAAATATAAAGACAATAAAGAAAAAGCGCTTGCTGATTGCCTTTTTAAGTTTTATGCGGTTGAGTTGGACGAAAAATTGGTTGTTGAAGCTCGAATGAAGATTTTTAATTTTTTCGCTACTGAGATTAATAAAGATGTTGATCTTCTTATGCTTTGCCAAATAATTATATCTAGGTGCATAGCTGAAAAAATAGAATGCAAGAATTTTTTTGATTTATTTAGAGAAACTAAATAATAATGCGTAAATTTAAGGACAAGACAGGTGAAAGGCATGGATTACTGATTGTATTAAAGTATTTAAGGCGAGATCATTATAAAGGGATTATTTATTATTGTAAGTGTGACTGTGGCAATGAAAAAGAAATCAGTGCTGTGCAATTGAGGGAAAATGGTGGAACTAGGTCATGTGGTTGCATGAAAAGGAAACTTGATATTGAAAAGGCTAAAAAAATAAGTAGATGGCATAAAAATGTTGAATTATGAATAAAGAAATAAAAATTTTAGTTCGATGAGCAAAGATATTCAAGATATAGAAAAAGCATGTGTTAAGTTTAAGAATGCTTTTATTTCCATTGGTGAGGCTTCCCTGGCATTTCAAAAAGCTTCAGAGTTACTTAGTAAGCATCAATTAACGATAGGCCAAGCAAATAATAAGTTGAGTAACAAAAAAACTTATTACAGGGAAAAGGAAAGATATTAATTATGAGCAAAAGTATAGATCAAATGATTTTGTCTGAATTAGAGGAAGAGTTAAAGGATTTAAGCCGAACACAGTTGATATTGATGATACAGTCTCGGGAGCAAAGAATCCTTAATATGACTGAGTGTATGAAAACTTTTGTTAGAATGGTTGACGAATTAAATATGAATGAGGATTAATTAATTAATTAGGTGTTTTTTTTTAAGAAAATGGAAAGTCTATTTTTACATGCTTATATTTAAAAAATTAAACGCTGCTCAATTAGAATAATTTTAATAAATAATCAATTTATACCCCATAAAGTCTAATAGAAAAAATAAATATTACAAGATTTAAAATCTAGTTCACGTTTTAAGAAAGAAGGCGAAATATAACTTGCATTTATCTAAAATAGACTTATAATAAGTACATACTTTAAATAAACGGAGAAAAGAAATGAAACAGCTAAAAAAATTAACAAACATTGATATTAAAGAACAAATGATGATAATGTCTTCAAAAACCTTAAATAAGGAAGAGGGTGTTGTTTATCGGTGGCTTTTTGATGAGTTAGATGGCAGATTAACTGACGATGACTTTGATTATTTTTTAGATCAATTAGATGCAGTTCAAGTTAAGAGCGCATAGAAAATGAACGAATCAGATATTATTCAACTCCTAAAAATATTTTTACCAGCAGCTATTTATTTTGCTGGTAGCGCAATTGCTAAGTCTGGATTCATTACAGATAAAAAACAGCAGCAGCTTACAGTTGATCGAAGAACAAGTAAAATAGATAAAATGTTTGATGGCTTGGATAGACGCGCATGAATGAGATTCGAATTAAAGCAATATGTAAAGATGGAACGATTTGGTTTTGTCCTGACTCAAAAGTTATTATGGATTTTGAGGTAAATAATAAAAGCAATAGGCACGCATTAGCTTCAATGATTAATGAAATGGGATTGCAAAAATATCCATTAGCCAGTAATGATGAAAACCCGCGTTTAGATACAAGAATAACTGAGGATGATTTATTGGTTTGGGTTAATGAAGATATGGTTATTATTGAATCAGAAAGCTCTGATTACGAGAAAGGCGATACGATAGAAGAATTTGAGCTTGAAGATTACAATAATTACACAATTTAATGGAAACTGACATTAAGGCTCAAACTAGAACACGGTTTCTTCACTGGATTTTAGCTAAAGAACAAAGCACAGTATTTAAGTTTGATTCAGCATCTTATATAGGGCATATTCAAAATGTTGTTAGTGATATATTCCATAACATTGATGAATTTATTCATTCAGTTCGCCGAATGATGGTATTAAAAAACATTTGCGAAGAAGATGCAAAACAGCAGGTTTTTAAAGAATATTTGGATATTTAACAAATGACGTATAACGAAAAATTAAAGCAAGATAGGGCTCATAAAAAAGCACGTGGTATAAAACGTAAGGAATTTGAATTAACAGAAGAAGAGCATAAGTTTGTTAAAGAATTTATTGCTTCGATGAGATCGGGTAGAAATCAGAATGCATCAATTCAAAACATACTGCAAAGAAAGTATACAAACCTTCGTACAGGCCAAAGTAAAAAAATATTTAAAATAGAAAGAAGCTACAAGAACGTAGAGGGCGGTGCCATTGTAGAATTTGAGGATACTTTGCGTGTTAGCGCGGCTAATTTTGAGGAAAATTGGGAAGTGGCTAGCTAAAGTGTGAATAGTTTTGCACTAATGGGTAAAGATGTAAATAAATAACTTGCATTTATGTCAAAGAAGCCTATAATTATAATTAGAAATTAACCAAACGAGGCGCATAAAATGAATATAGTAATTGAATACCAAAAACTCTGGAACGCATACAATAACGGCATGATGTTCTATTCAGAATACTCTTACAGAGTTGAGCTTTTAATTAAAAAAGGTTAAGGCAATGAACGAGACTATATTAAATGCGCAAGACGCGGGTGAAATGGCCATTGATGACTTAATATCCTTGCAAATACAAATTTTGGATTTAAAGTTAAGATATAAAAAAGCTGTTAGTAAAATAGATCGATCTAATTACGCTATAAAGATTAATAATCTTCGTAGACAGATTGAAACTATGACTACTTGGAAAGATTCTTTAAACGGGGTGAGTGATGCAGGGTAAAGCGATTATGCAGTTGGCGGCAGCAATAAAAGGCATAGGAGAAGATTTACACCTTGGACTTGTATTATTAGCGTTGAGTTTATCAGATACTTTTATTGTTCAATATTTACTTGGAGTTTATTTTTGTATAGCATTTTACCTTATGGCAACTAGCAATACTAAAGATAAGAACGAAAATGAAAAATAAAAACTTTAAAATGATCGTGGATTTAATGCAGGATGAGAATAATCCTTTTATGAGTTCAAAGCAAGTAAAGAAACCTGAGCCGGTTGTTAAAAAGGTTGCGGAGATAGAGGAATATCCAGAAGATATGAAGGTAGAATATGAGGATGTTATGCCCTCATATTGGATAAGATGATAAATAATAGAGGAAGTAATATGAATAAAAAAATAGATATAGATATAGATAAAGAAAAGTTGGCTAGTCAAGCTTATTATTGGCCTAATACTGTCAATACTCCTTAATAATGAATGATAGAACAAAAAATATCAATAAAACCACTTTCTGTTAATGATGCTTGGAAAGGTCGAAGGTTTAAAACAGAAGAATATAGCTGGTATGAAACTGAACTTATGTTTTTACTTTCTAATTCAAATGAGTTTAGGACTTTAAAGAAAGGAGAAAAGCTGGCTGTAGAATTGAATTTTGGTTTTAGTAGTCACTCATCAGACTGGGATAATAGCATTAAGCAGTTCATGGATGTTATTTCAAAAAAATATGGTTTTAATGATAATAGAATATTTAAAGGTGTAATTGAAAAGGAAATAGTAAGAAAAGGAAGTGAATATGTTAGCTTTAAGGTGTACAGATATGATCCTAATAGTAAGCAAGAACCAATTTGTTATGGTGTTAGAAGGAGTGATAAATAAAAAATATAATATAAGGTTTAGATATGGCAGAAAGACCAGTAGTTAGAAAACTACTTTTAAGAGATATTGAAAAGGGATTAAAGGCATTGGGTTGGTTAATAGAAGATGATAGGCATAAAAGATTTATTGATGATTCTGCTTTAAAGGTTTTGTTTTTTGAATTAGAAAACGCTAAAAAGGAAGTAGATAAAGAAATTGAGCTTGAACAAGGAAAGATGAATGATTAATTATCTTTTTCATCAATAACAATAATCTCAACAGGCTTGCTATTTTCATCAGGAATTTTAATTACTTCGGTTGGTTCTATGTTAATCGGTTCTTTGATGTTTTCAGGGGCAGGTATAACCTCAACAGAAATTGTTTTAGCTGTGTTTGGATCAAGTGTAGATTTTTCTATACTGCCATCTTTTAAAACCTTAGATCGGACAACATCTTTATTTTCATTTATTTCGTTAATAACAATAACAGGTGCAGCTGACATTTCTTTTATATCTATCGTGTGCTCATTAGCATGAGCTGAGGATAGTAAGGTAAATTGTGTGAAAGACAGATCAATTTCTTCAAAAGCGAACCATTGAGCAGATCGTCCGTAATCGATGAATATATCTCCATTACGGTAAATATCTACTGTAATAGGAACTTTTCTTTTTTGGATTTCTACTATTATCTGTTTTGAATGGATTGGGCTTTCTTTCCAATGATCTTTAAATAAAAGACTATTTATTTTTTCTTTTTCACCTATTGGTAAATCATTCCAAGAAACCCATATATCTTTACCTGCGTTAAGAACTGAAGGGACAACGACTAAAAAACCAACTAGCCCAGTTAATTTTCTACCCCAGTTATGGAAAAATCCATCTGATTTCATTATTTGCCTTCATTTAGTTCAATTGTTTCTTTAATTATAGGCGTTTCTATTTCAACTGGTAGACTATCTGTTAATTCAGTTTTTATGGGCATTAAAGGTTTGTCTATGTAGCAGCTTGAGGTTAGCATACAGAAAAGTATTATATTCATTTCTTAAGCCTTTATATTATGTAAGTTAATGATAACTATAGTATAATGAATAGATTAATATTTATATTAAATACGATAATTGAGATTAAATCACAAAAACATGATAGAAAATAAAGAAATATTTATTGAGTACTTAATATCTAGTGAACTGATACCAGATGAAAATAATAATCGCACACATACAAGAGAGCAAATAGAATCAATAAAATCTAGTATTAAAGAGTTTGGATTTACGAATCCAATTCTTGTAGATGAAAATAAAGAAATAATAGCAGGTCATGCAAGGTATGAAGCATCACAAGGTTTAGGATATGAAACTGTTCCCTGTGTAACTTTATCAGGATTAACAGAAGTTCAAAAAAGAGCTTATGTTATTGCAGACAATCAATTAGCTATAAACGGAAGTGATTGGGATTTAGATAAATTAAGGCAAGAAATACAGTATTTAGATGACGTTGGGTTTGATACTGATTTACTTGGGTTTGAAGATGAAGCTATGCTGGATTTATTAAATAATGTAGATGGTGTCGATTTACCTATTTTAGCTGATGGAGATAAAGAGCCATTTCAACAAATAACCTTTACATTACACGATGAACAACATGAAATTATAGTCAATGCTTTAACTCTTAGTAGAACTAACCCGTTAGTTGATACAGGAATGAATGATAATAGTAATGGGAATGCCATTACTTTAATATGCAACCAATGGTTAGAGGCGAAACATGCCAACAGCTAAAGATATCGTTATTAAATCCATAGCCGCTACAGATGCCAGGCGCATTATTAAAAGGTTACATTACAGCGGTAAGGTAGTTAATAATTCTGTTTTACATTTTGGCGTTTTTTTAAATAATAAATGTGAAGGTGTTATGTCTTATGGCTCACCTTTAGATAAACGTAAGGTTTTGTCTTTGGTGGATGGTACGGGGTGGAATGAAATGTTTGAATTAAATAGGATGGCATTTAGTGAAAAGCTGCCACGTAATTCTGAAAGTAGAGCGTTAGCTGTTTCTTTTCGTTTAATAAAAAAACATTATTCACATATTAAGTGGATATTGAGTTTTTCAGATGCAGCTCAATGTGGTGATGGTGCAATTTATAGGGCAAGCGGGTTTGTATTAACGAAAATAACTAAGAATAATCAAATTATTGAGTTTCCTGATGGACTAAGGGAAACAAGATTGGTTCTTACCGATGCAAGAAGACCAAGACGTTTAGAAATAGCTAAAAAATATGGGTTAAAAGTAGGCGGCGCTTCATCTTTAAAGCCATTTATTGATATTGGAGCTAAACCAATTGATGGTTATCAACTTAGATATATATATTTTATAGATAAAAATTATAAGCAAAAATTAACCGTGCCAATAATCCCTTTTTCAAAGATTGACGAAATGGGTGCAGGAATGTATAAAGGTTTAAAGCGTGTTACAAAGGCTATCTCTGATGACCAATTAGAGAGCGGCGGTGCGATACCGACCAACACGCTCCAATATTAAACCTGAATATCTTATAGGTATGAGCGTTCCTCCTGTAATGATGGCTCAAATATCTCATCAAATATATAGACAATGTCTGGGTAAAAAATAACTTGCATTTATTATTAATTACTATATAATTAAAGTTATTAGATTCCTATCGTCCAGTTGGTTAGGACATTAGACTTTCACTCTAAAAACACGGGTTCGAATCCCGTTAGGAATACCATAACTATTAAACGAGAGAAAACGGGCATAAATATGGGTACTAGAAATTTAACAATGGTAATGATTAATAATGAATACAAAATTGCTCAATATGGGCAATGGGATGGCTACCCTTCTGGTCAAGGAGTAACTGTGCTTAACTTCTTGCGAGAGACTAACTTAGATAAATTCAAAGACACTTTAGGCAATGTAAGTTTTATTACTGAAGATGAGTGGAGCGACATTATTGAGAATTACACAGATGGTGGTAGTGTTATATTAGGAAGTGAAAATGATAAATATTGGAAGGAAAACTTAACGCATTTGGATAGAGATATTGGAGCAAAAGTGCTTGAAATGGTGCGGGACGGTGAGGCAACAAAACTTAATAATCGTATAGGATTTGCAGGAAATTCCCTATTTTGCGAATACGCTTACGTAATTGATTTTGATAAAGGAACTTTTGAGATTTACGGGGGGGTTAATGAGGAACCTATAAAAGAAGGCCGATTCATTTCTGGCGTAGACTACTTAGAAAAGATAGATGGTTACGAGCCAGTAAAGTTAATACAAGAATATAAGCTTGACGATTTACCTGATAACGATGAGTTTTTAAGTGATCTTGAACCTAGAGAAGAATATGAAGTTTAAAAACGAGGAAAAAATATGAACTTGCAAGCACACAAAGACTTATTAACCACAATTAAAATAGCATTAGCACTTAATGACTTTTCATGTGCTGATGAGCTAGATAAACCTAAAAGAACAATAAAACCTATTAAATGGCAGTCATGGCATGAGTCAGCAAATCGGTTTAAACAAGCGTTAGATTTGTCAGAAAAAACCGCTTATGAATGTTGCTTGGTAGCGTAGTTATGGATGTTATTGCATGGGATCATACCTTTTCATCAGAGCGCCCAATAAAGGTTTTGACGGCAAATAAAAGGCTATGGATAGTGACTCATACCTTATGCAAGGCATTGTCGCTTAAAGATCCTGATAAAGCTTTAAATGGCCTAAATCGAAACGAACATACTGTAATAAATTTACCGCATGAGGATGAGAAAGGAATAACAAATATTGATTTTCATTGTGTTTCAATTGAGGGCGCTTATTGTTTGATATTTCGTGCGGGGCTTGATATAAAGAGTCAGTTTTTGTTGTGGTTTAATCAAAAGATTTTAGTTTAATGAGTGTTGAGAATTATGTTTTTGTGCTGTTTTTGGTTCCACTTGTTATCATTATAGGGTTATTAATTTATCTTTATATGGTACATAAAACGCATGATAAAAAATAAAAAGTCATTGAAGGAATAATTATGAGCATAGATGGTTTGTTGTTAATTGCTATATTATCTGGTGCTGTTGGCGGTGTTCTTGGTTTAGTTATTGGCGCTTACATGAAGAGTTTGATTAATTTCAAGAAAAATGAGTTTACCTGTAAATCAAAAAGAACATATTCATAGAAAAAAAATGAAAGAATTAGAAAATTCAATGCGTTCATTAAATACAGGCGATGAATTAGAAACACGCCATTATTTTGGGCATGAATGTTATGCAAGATCTCTTTTTATTTCAAAAGGAACAACTTTGACAGGGAAAATATATCGTTACTCATGCATTAATTTCATAATGTTGGGTGATATAACGGTAGATACCGCAGAGGGAAAGAAAAGGATTAAAGCACCTGAAATATTAATAAGTCCTCCAGGTGTTAAACGCGCAGGTTATGCCCATGAAGATACAATATGGGCCACTGTACATGCAACAGAACAGACTGATCCCAATTTGGTTGAAGATGAAGTAATCGCAAAGGATTATATTGATTTTGATGAAGGTACAGCAATTACACATGATCCGGCAGGGTTAACACCTTGTGAGGAAGATGTATTTAGAACATTAGTCTTAAAGAAATTCAAGGATCGTGATGATATTATTCGTATGTTAATTGAAGAAAAATAGATATGACACAAATAATAGCAATAGCAGCAACAACAAATGAGCCATATAGCCCATTGACGTTATCTCAATTAAAGAGTCTTGCCGATTCATCTCCAGGTGCACTTGTTTTGGTTGAGTTTGATTCAGAAAGAGTTGTTGGCAGTATTGATGTTGGTGTGGTTACAACTAAAGGCTTAGAGGTGACTGGGAATATAAATGTCAACCCGATTGGTTTTTACTTAGTGCCAGGGTTTAGGCGGCCTGATTACAAGGTGTTATCTTATTCATTAACTAGAAGCCCAAAAGATAAAACATTAACGGGAATTAGGCAGATATGAAAAAAATAATTATGTTTTTTATGTTTATTTCAATCGCACATGGCGCGGTGAAAGATACGCCAATTCAACGAACTGATATTGGTGATGTCACTGTTATTTCAGAAAAAGTTAGTGAAGATAAGTGGCGTGTTACTTTTACTAATCATAATTTAGATAAGGCGCGATGTGCTCAAGTTAAATGGAAATTAGAGGATTTTTACTGGCATCCAATATGCTCAGGTGTAAAAAATTCATCAGTTACTAAATATAAAGGTGTAAACCAAGATAAATTTTGGAAAACAGAAAAAATATGTGTACAAGGTAAAAGATACACATCGCCGAATACAGTTAGTGTAATTGGGTATTTAAAAAAAATTAATGATGTAACACCAGTGGCACGTATTAGGTCAATTAGTGCGGGATTTTGTGAATAATATAATATCAAGAGTATTGAAGTTATTTAGTGTTCATAAGTCATCTTATAAGGGGCTTGTTGAGTGTAGCTCTATAGTAGAGTCTCACGGTTATATCGTTCATTTTTATTCACCTAGTATTCACATTTGTCATCATGATGAAGAATTTAATGATGCTTGTGAAAGGTTGGCAAGTACGGGTCACGTTATAACCACTAAAGATGGCGTGCTTGTTGGGAATTTTTATCCAAGAGCAAGATTTAAAGGAAATAATCGCCCATTTTTGCGTGTTGTTAAATAACTAAACTACATTATTTAATTAAAATTTAATCTATGTTAAGATTTTAGGATGATTCAAGGATACTTAATAACCATTACTTTTTTTTTACTTTCTTTTTGTATTATCTTAAGTGTTTTATATAAGAGGCGTAAGGAAGAGGTAGAGGTCTTTGAAGTAAAAGCACATCATTACAAAGCGGTTAGTGAATACATTGAACGGATTAATCGTGTCGTTAATGGCATGGATGGACAAGAAGCTTCTGAAATACGCAAAACAATGTCAGATGAAGTAAAAGCCACTGTATTTTCAGGTTTAGATAAAAAGACAATTGCGATATTTAATATTTTGGCTGATGGCGGTATAAATCCATTTCAACCTATGGAATAATCATGTTGAAAGAAACTAATTTATTAGTTCGTAAAGGTGTTGATGTTGAGACAAGAAATTTTACTTACGAAATGTTTATAGTAAATCCTTTCCGATATGAATTAGTAAAAAAACAAAAACATAATGAAGATATAGACAAAGAGATAAAAGCGAATTTGATGGATAATTGGAATCATTTAATTTATTCGGAAATTAGAGATAAATTAACAGCTTTGCGATCCAGGGTTATGCGAGAGACTGACGATGATCGATCAATAGGTGCTGAATTAGCTGATATTATAAATCTTTGTCAGATTCAACCTAATGACCGTTAAGGAAAATATTCTTAAGGTGATGAATGATATTTTGATGGATAGTCAGTTTATTGCTATGCGAGCGAAAGTTAGTAATGAGCAAACACGCGTGGTTTTGCAGGAATTGTTAAAAGAGGGGTTTGTTAAGGAGATTAATGATCGATGGCGAAGAACCTAAATGAAAATAAACATTTATTATGTATAATAGAATTTAACTGCCCCCTTGCGAAGTTGAATTAATGGAACTTGGGGACAGAAAACCGCTTTCGGGCGGTTTTTTCAATTAAAGTTGTTGCTTCTATCACAATAAATAAATCCCTTCCTAGTAGTTAATAAAAATCCACACTATCTTTAACTTTTAAGTTAAAATAGTGGAATGATCAGTATGTTAGATACGTTTACTAAAGACGCAACTGGCAAGCCTTGTGCGGCTAAAACTTGGTTCTCTATTGCATCAGCTATCATCTTATTTAAGTTTCTTGTTAGTGGCATGGCTTTATTTTCTTTTGACTTTGGTGATTTTGATTCTAGCGGTGCGTCAATGCTTATTGCCGCGTTTGGTGGGGTCTATTGGGGCCGTACACGCACGAAATCAGTTTATGGTGATGTAGGGGTTATTCTTCAGGGTGAAGAGCATGATCCAGACCATACGCAGCGATGATGCAATTTTATTTTATTGCTGGTATTGGCGCTTTAATTTTAGGATTATGGGCAACAATAACTATTCTTAGATCAAGAAAACAAAAAGCAGAATTTGAAAGAGACATAGCCAAAACGTTAGTTAGAGAATCAAAAAAAGTCATTAAGCACGAGAAGGAAATTCAAGCAAAAATTAAATCACGGTCAGTCGATGTAAAAAACCGAATAAAGGAAAAAATGGAAGATGTTGAAAATAATAATTTTGACAGTTTCTACGATTAGCTTAATTGGTTGTACAAAAGCTAATCAGCCAGTTCTTGTGGCGCACCCTGATTTAGTTATCCCCGTTAAACCCGAATTACCTAAATATAACCGTGAAATGATAAATTGTGGCAGGGATTTGTTTGTCTTGGATTTATGCCGCCGTATATTGTTACGAGAAACGGTGTTAAGTGACCATATAGAAACTTTGGAAGAGTTAATTGATGATCATAATTTGTTATTAAGCGAAGAACCTGAAAGCGGAAATTGACTATTTTTTATGCAATTTTCTTGCGCACGTGTTATTTTATCTAAATTCAAGTTTGTTTCGTCTATTTTATTGTTTAATAAGGCCAATGTTAAATCAAATTTTATTAGCGCTTTTATAAATGGAATAGATTGATTTGCCATAAGTCTTATTATAACAAAAAAACACTATGGATTGATTATGGATTGGAAAAAATGCCAAGAAACACAACCAGAAGAGGGTGAACCCGTTATTGTGTATAGGCCACAGACGCTTTATTCTGGTTGTTATGAGAAACCATTAGCAATTGCTATTTATACAGGTAAAGATTATACATGCCACCATCAACCGACTGAATTTTTAGAATTTCCATTGCCTGATGATTGGTCAATCCGGCATTATAAATATCAAAAATATTAATATGGATAATTTATTTGAAAGATCGTTTGAATTATTATCTGAATGTATTGAGTCTATTGATGGCGAGCTTTCAGAGCAAGAGCAAGTTTATCGAAAAATGGTCGTTCAACTTTGCAGTGAAATAGGTGAGTTTTATGAGCCAACCGAGTAATTTATATTTTCAAATCTCCGATTTTATTATTAATCCAAACGAAAGGGTTAGCCTGGAAGTTATTAATAAAATATTGATTCATCTTTGGATAATAAATGGTGTTCGTGAAGAAGGTGGCTTCCCAATTATTGTTTCTAAAAATTCTGGTTATCGATCAATTGAGCATGAGAAAAGACATAAGCGGTCAGGTTTAAGTGAGCATTGTTTTATTGGTGGCGGTGCAGCAGATTATACTTGCCAGAAAAAATATATTAAAAGGTTGGTGGAATTATTAAGAAAGTCAACCTATAAGCGTGTATGTTATTATCCAAAAAAGAATTTCATTCATGCGGATTTAAAAGGTTATGAAAAACAGTTTTTTATTTGCACAGGTAGAAGATGGAAGCGGCAATAAATCTTGTAAAAACTTATATTGAAAGCTAGAATCAGTGATATAAATTAAATAATGGATATTTTATGATTATAGAACGTGGTGGAGCAAAATTTTGGGCACCGGATGACTCTGCAAAAATAGTTAATGATAAGTGGGAAGTTAACCCAAAAGAATTAATACCCTATGATTTGTGGTTAAAACAACAAGATATAAAAGAAAAAGAAACAAAAAGGAAGGAATTACAAAAACAACTTGATGAGCTTGAATTTGCTGATGTTAATATAAAAAACGAATTACTTGATACTGCTGTTGAGCAATATAATGAACAAATAATAGCAGAGCAAGTAAGTATTCAAAATAAAATAGATAGTATTTAATGGCAATAACATTAGGCTACATTGACTCAGGTGGTCTTAGAGAGATTCACCGCAATGAATCGACTGTTTATGATCCTGACATATTAGGGTTAAGCACATGGAGTCCTGCTTCTGCGACAATGGCGGTTGGTGATTATATTGTCTTTCAACAAGACAATGATCGTGGTGGGCGTTTTAATAAATTAATTATTGATGTTTTTACAGCAGTTGCAGCGACCACATTTACTGGTATTTGGGAGTTATGTTCTCCGAGTGGTTCTTATTCAAATCCAAACTGGGTGGCGTTAACAGGTGTTATTGATGGCACTAACGGATTTACCACAGCGGGAACTGCACTTGAATTAACGTTTGATCTTGATGATGTTAATTGGGGTAATTACGCAAATCCTTATCTTGGAACGACAGGCCCGTTGCCGTATCATTATGCATGGAACATTCGTTTTAGGGTAACAGCTATATCTGGCGTTACTAATAATGGATCAGTGACTAAGGTATTAGCAGAGTGCAGAGAAATTGTTTTAGATGGTGCAAATACATATACAATGCAGGATATTTATGACGAGGATGTGTTGCAGGGCTGGGGGCTTATTGTAAAAAACAGTGAATATAATTATTCAGTAAACACAGGATTACGTGGAATTGATACGTTAACAACGTTTGTATCAAAAAATGAGCAAATTGTGTTTACAAATAACTATTCTCCTTATTTAAAATGTGTTTGTAATTATGGTGAATTAATAAATAATGAGTCTTTAAGCGGAACACATTTAGTTATTGAGGCTAGTAATTCAAGTTATATAAATAGGCATATTTTTGGTGCGAATGCAAACATTTATGATACAACATTTAAAATAGTTAAATATGGATCATTAACTTACCAGGGGTTTTGGGGGGGCGGTCTTGCTGAGTTGAGTGGGCAGTTAATTGGTGACAGTTTATTTAGTGGCTGGAGGAATTTTCAGTTTAAGGATACATCTGTGTTTTTAGTTAATGTAACTTTAATAGGCGCGCAGATAGAGCCTGTAGTTTCAACAATGATCGATTGTGTTGTAAAAGATTCTTCACAAGCAATAAGGCAGACGACTAGCAATGATGGTGATGTTCATAGATTTAACATGAGTGCTATTACTAGCTATGAAATAAATCCATATAAGCCAACTGACACATGGGGGTTAAGTTTGATTGATTGCCAGTATAATTCACTTACATTTGATCAAAAAGCGTTTTGGACTAAGCCAAATGGAACGCCAGGGGCTTATTATTTAGATTTAAAATTAAACTTTATTGTGTCACTTGGTATTTTTATAAAAGATGAATCTGGCAATGCAATTGATGGGGCAGACATAAAGATTTATGATAAAAACAATAGTTTATATGATACATTTACCTCTTATGATGGTTATGTGGGTTATGATAAACGAGTGTTAACCGATGCAACAGCTTCATCAGTTACTTTTACAGGGGGGCTTGATGGAACAGCTGGAAGAGGGAAAGAATTTATTGTCATAAATGGTTCTGGAGTGGGTGGTCGGAGTGTTATATCAGAATCGTTTGCAGCATCATTTAATTATGCGGAAACTTTAAGTATTATTCCTGTTGTAAATGATGAGATTGTTATGGTGCCTTATGTTACATTTGGTTATGATTCTCCTTCATCAACAACCGCGAATGCATATTCAATTTATACGGAAAATACGCCATTTAAATTAGTAATAACGAAAGAAGGTTATGATCCAATTATAATGGATAATGAGCCGCTCATGGAGAAATTAGATACGGAATTAATCATGATTTCATCACCTGTTGTCATAGATCAAGAAGGAATGTTATGAGATACGCTAAAACGGAAACGACCAATATTTTAGTTAATTATCCAAGTGGTGGATCAATAACGATTGATGTTTATCGGTTATCTGATAATGTTCAAGTTGTTACCGCAGCAGCGATGTCGAGTATATCAACTACAGGTATATATAAATACACATTAAATCAAACGGTAGCGTCAAAAGAAGAATATTTATGGATTTCTACTGATGGAACATTAACGAGGTCGGGTAAGGTTGTTATATCCGGTTATATGGATGATATACAGGCAGATTTAGATAATCCAAGCCAATATCAAACTGATATTACTGGATTAACCGCTAGTCACGTGGCAACTTTAGCGGCGATAGCTGCTTTAAATGATTTCGATCCAACTGCTGATCCAGTGGCTAATGTAACTTTGGTTGGCACAACAACGGCCAATACGGATATGCGTGGAACTGATGGCGCTAATACAACTGCTCCTGATAATGCAGGAATAGCCGCCATTCCAACGAATCCGTTATTAACAACTGATACGCGATTAAATAATTTAGATGCAGCGATTACATCACGCGGGGCAACTGGGGAATATGATGTGAGGATGATAGCATTACAAGCTGATTTGGACAATCCTACGCAATATATGGCTGATCTATCTTCGTTAAGCTTAGAGGCAACAAGTCAATCGATATTAACAAAGGCAAATACGCTAACAAATTATGATGATACGGCACTTACTGCCTTAATTAATGGAATAAAAACTAAAACGGATCAATTTACGTTCACCGGTGTAAATGTTAATTCAATTGCACAAGTAGTTTCTGATAAAACAGGTTATGCCTTAACAGCAGCAGAACGTACAGCGATAGCAGTTGCGGTTGAGCAGGCTATAATAAATGACGCGGATGGGCAGGCTGTCCTTAATGCGATAGTGGGGGCCATAGGTAACCAAAACGTTGATGAAGTTGCACTTGTTGCCGCGGTTCGTGCGGATTTAGAAAGGGCTGGAGGTAAAATAGACTTGATTCCAACGACAGATAGCGTTGCTGACTTAACAGGTGTTCAAAATTCAATTAATAATCTTAATGATTTTGATCCTAGTGCAGATACGGTTGCTCATGTAACCCTTGTTGATACCACGACAACTAATACAGATATGCGGGGGAATGATATAGCGCCTGATAATGCTGGAATAGCTGCAATACCAATTAATCCAGTATTGACGACGGATGCAAGGCTTAATAATTTAGATGCAACTATATCATCCCGTGCAGTAACGGGTGAATATGATGTAAGAATGCTGGCTATGCAGAATGATCTTGATAATCCTAATCAATATAAGGCGGATATAACAGGACTAAATGATATTGGTATTGCGGATATTCAGACAGCATTAACAAATCAAGGTTATACGGTTGGCCGTGCATCAAATCTTGATAATATGGATGTTGTTGTATCATCGCGAGGTGCAACGGGTGAGTATGATGCAAGATTTGTAACGGTACAAGCTGATCTGGATGATGTGAGTCAATATAAAGCTGATTTAACGCCGGTATTAACGGCAATAGGTAATTTAAATGATCTAGCTATTGCAGAAATACAAACCGCATTAACTAATCAAGGATTAACGGCAGCAAGAGCATTATTATTGGATCATCTTGATAAAGATATTTCAGCGGTTGAAGGATTGTCAGAGGTTAATTTGCATTTAGCACTAGATAGTTATGTTAACAAGTCAGATTATAAGGATGGTCCAATATCTATAGCAGATAAGGATGATATTGCCAGTAAATCTGTTCAAGCGTTAAAAGTAGAGGTTTTCTAATGCCAGCATTCCAAAGTTTAATTTTAGAAGCGAGCCAATTACCGACAGGTAATACATTCGAGGATCATATCCTTAATTTATGCAATCAAAGGCCAATACAAGTATTTGATAATATGGTTGCAGAATTAGAGGAGGAATTTAATTCTGAGCTTTGTTGTGATTATACGGGCGGTGTTTGTTAATGGCGACTTTAAATAATATTACCCGTAAACGTGGGGATAATAGGCGGCATGTTTGGACAATAAAAGATAAGCGGGGAATTATTGTTCCTGTTAATGATTGGACAGCATTTAGTTTAACCGTTGATCCTAATGAATTTCCAGTAGACAATACAGCGAATGTTGATGTTATTTCTGGTGCGTTGGTTAGTGATGGACTTGATGGGAAGATTTATTTTACGCCATCCAAAACAGTACCAGTAGGCGATTATTTTTATGATGCGCAAGCCATTGATGGGAATGGCGAAACATTTACATTTTCAGATGGGACTTATACAGTTGTGCAAGATAGGGATAAGACGTAAAGATGAATGAGCTGACTATTGAGTATTTGCCGGTTAATGAGTTAAAGCCTTATGATAATAATAGCCATACGCATACTCAGGAACAAATTGCATTAATAACTAACAGTATGCATAAATTTGGGTTTACAAATCCTATTTTAATTGATGAAAAAAAAGAAATAATCTCAGGCCATGCAAGGCTTGAGTCATCACATAAAGTAGGTTTTGATAAGGTTCCAACGATTACACTGTCAGATTTAACTGAAGATCAAAAAAGAGCTTATGTGATAGCAGATAATCAATTAGCTAAAAACGGTAGTGGCTGGGATTTAGATAAACTTAAATTCGAAATTCAATATCTAGATGATGTCGGTTTTGATACTGATTTGCTTGGATTTGATGATGATTTTTTAGGTGATTTAATTTTTGAAGAGGTTGAAGGATTAACGCCTGAAGATGCTGTTCCTGAAGTTTCTGATGAGACAATTAGTAAGCGGGGTGATCTTTGGTTATTAGATGGGCACCGAGTTTTATGTGGGGATAGTACAAGTATTGAAGATGTGGAAAAGCTTTTAAATGGCAAAACTATTGATTTGGTATTTACTGACCCGCCTTATGGAGTTAGCTATGCCGATAAGAATAAGTTTTTAAATGAAATAGATAAAGGCAATAGAAATCAAACACCTATTGAAAACGATCATTTAACAATAGAAGAAACAGGGCAATTATGGGCTGATGTGTTTTCTTTATGGTCACCATATATGGCAGATTATTCTAGTTATTATATTGCAAGTCCACAAATGGGTGATTTGTTTTCAATGATGATTTTGATAATGAATGAAAATCGCATGCCTTTACGTCATCTGATTGTATGGAATAAAAATAATCACGTCTTAGGGCGTTGTGATTATAATTATAAACATGAACCTATTTTGTATGGGTGGAATAATCGGCATAAATTTTATGGGAAAGGTGAGCATAAATTTTCTGTTTGGAATATAGATAAGCCATTAAAGAATGATTTACATCCAACAATGAAGCCGGTTGCATTGGTTGAGAATTGTATTAAAAATAGCTCAGAAAATAATCAAATTGTAGCGGATATGTTTTTAGGATCAGGCACATCAGTTATAGCCGCAGAAAAAAACAATCGTATTTGTTATGGTATGGAATATTCGTGTGTGTATGTTGATTTAATAGTTAAGCGCTGGCAAGATTACACAGGGAAGCAAGCTATATTAGAATCTACAGGTGAGACTTACAATAATAATTCTGATAAAAATGCATAATAGACAATTACACAGATATGGCTAAAAGAGGGCGGCCAAAAATTGGAATTGACTGGGATAAGGTTGATGCAATGTGTAAAATACAATGTACTGGCGAGGAGGTAGCCTCAGTTCTTAATATAGATTATGATACATTGCAATCCGCATGTAAGCGAGAAAAAAAAGTAAAATTTTCGGAGTATTCAGTTATAAAAAAAGCTGGCGGTCGTGCCAGTTTAAAGAGGAGGCAATGGCTAACCTCAGAAAATGGCAATGTTACTATGCAAATATGGCTTGGTAAACAATGGCTTGGACAAACAGATAAAGTAGAAAGTAATAACATGGATGAGTTAAAAGGAACAATTAATATTAACCGCCCGCCAAAACCAGATATCATTAAGTAGATAATCTTATCGACATAGATTTAACAATTCCACAAGACGATTTCTTTTTTAGTGAAAAAGAGCATACCGCTGCATGTGCCGGTATGGGAAGTGGCAAGAGTCAGGCGTGTTTGTTATTATGCGCTGAGAGAATGACTAAATATCCTGGTATTAATTTTGGTTATTTTGCACCTACCTACGCTGATATAAGAGATATATTTTATCCGAGGATAATAGAATTATTTGATGAACTTAATGTAGATGTAAGTATTAATAGAACAGAGCATATTGTTAAAGTAAAAGGTTATGGTCAAATTATATGTAAATCTCTTAATGATCCTCATTCAATAAAAGGTTTTGAAATAGGTGACGCATTTATTGATGAATTTGATTTGTTACCTATCGATAAAGCACATCTTGCGTATGATAAAGTTTCAGCTCGTTGTCGGATGGTGTTTCCTGACGGCAAGATAAATCAGAAATATATAACAACTACGCCTGAAGGATTTAGAGCAACTTACGATCTTTTTAAAAATGAGGCATCAGAGCGTTATTTACAAGAATCAAATCTTGTAATGATGTCCACATACAGTAATGAAAAAAATTTACCTCCAGGATTTATTCAGCGATTAGAAGCTCAGTTCCCTGGCCCACTTATAAAAGCCTATATTGAAGGCGAGTTTGTTAATTTAACGAGCGGTACTGTTTATCACAGCTATAATGATACATGTAATACAGATGTCGTTTATCAACCAAATGAACCAATTCATATTGGAATGGACTTTAATGTTAGAAATATGTCGGCGATAATTAACGTGGTTAGAAATGACGCTTGTTATGCTGTTGATGAGTTATTAGGTGTTTTAGATACACCAACTATGATTGAATATATAAAAGACCGATATTATGGTTGCTCAATTATTGTACGTCCTGATGCATCTGGCAAAGGTACGTCGAGTAAAAGTGCGTCATTAAGTGATATTAGTTTGCTGAAGGATGCTGGGTTTTGGGTTGATGCACCTAATAAAAATCCTTTTATAAAAGATCGTGTTAATTCAGTAAATGCAGCATTTGAATCAGGGAAAGTAAAAATTAATAAACAAAAATGTCCAACTTTAGATTTATCTTTACAACAGCAGATTTATGATAGAAATGGTATGCCTGAAAAAAGAATCGATTCTAATATCGATGATGTTGTGGATTCTCTAGGCTATAATGTATGGGGCCTATATCCATTAGAACGCTTTAAGTTAACAAAAAGCACTAAAAATTGGAAATAATATGGATTTAGACGAGCTTAAAAAAACACATAAAGATTATGCTAAACGTGTTGCTGAATGGAAGCTTTATCGTGCGGCTTTTGGGGGTACTAAAACATTAATAGATTGGGGGGCGCTTAAGCAGCATGAACGGGAATCAGAGCTAAATTATACACGCAGGAAAGAAAGTGCTTATGGTTATAATTTTACACGCCGGTTATTAACGATAATAAATACGTTACTTTCCCAAAAAAAACCGATTAATGATTATGGTAAATTGGAAGATGATGATTTATACGAATTATTTTTAGATGATTGCGATTTTGAGGGGACTGATTTTGAAACTTGGTTATTGGATCAACAGCTTTTATCATTGCTTTATGGACATACTGGGGTATTAATTGATAAGGCTGTTATTAAAGGCGATAATGAAAGAACTATACTCCAAGATATTGAGGAAAAAAATTATCCTTATTTAAGCATATTCTCTGCACTTAATATTTTAGATTGGGAGCATGAACGTGTTAATGGGAAGCCTATTGTTACTTATTTAAAATTAATTGATGATTGTTGTCAGTATCGTCTCTGGTGGCGTGATCGATGGGAAACTTATGAAATCGATGAGCATAATGGTCAGCCAAAGTTGGTCGATAGTGGTATTAATCCACTTGGAATTATTCCTTTTGTTTGGCTGGTACGTGGTGAGAATAATAACCGTTTTGTTGGTGTGAGTGCAGCAGAGGAGGTTAGCCGCATTGATATATCAATTATACGTAATATGAGTCAAGGTGAAGAGGTTGTTGATTATTCAGCATTTCAAATATTACTAAAACCGTTGTTAAGACATGGTGATCAGGATGATGATGATGCTGGCCCTCGTGGTATTATGGAGTTTGATCCTCAAAACCCACAGAGTAAACCAGAATGGTTAAAATCTGATTCAGGACAACCAATTGGTGCTATATTATCTTGGATTGATGCAAAAGTAATAGAAATGGCTAGAATGTTTAATGCCAGTGCATTTTTTAGTCAATCAAAAGCTGCTGTATCTGGTGATTCAAGGAAGAGGGAATTTCAATTGATGGATTCTAATTTATCAAATGAATCTAAGTTGTTAGAAGGATTTCAGAAAAGGATTATTTATTTTTGGTTATTATGGATTGGACGGCCTGAATTAATCGATGAAGTAGTTATTTCGCGGCCTAGAAGTTTTGATATATCGGATAAAGCTGAAGATGTTGATTTATTGACTATTGCAAAAAGCATGGTTGAATCAACAACATTTAGGCAGGAAGTTGATAAGAAAGTATCTCGCACTGTGTTGCCTGATGTAACTTTAACTATTTCTAATAAAATTAATGAGGAAATAGAATCGTTAAAAGAATTGCCCGAAGTGTTAGATGATAATGAAGAAGAAACTGAAGAACAATGACGTTAGATGATACAGAGGTTTTTATAAATGCACTTATTGATACACATACGGGCGAAATATTAGGCGTATTAGAATCAGTAGAAAAAAAAGCATTCACAGAGATTGATCGAATTGATATTAAACAAGACGGTAATATCGTTGCGCCAAGTACGTCTTTACCACAAGCCAGAGCGGCAAGTTTAGCCGTTCAAGTCGCATTAAGCCGTCGTATTTTACAAAAGACCAATAAAGTTATAAAAGATTTTAAAAAAATTGATCGTGTTATTAAGGAAACTTATTCTGAAAAATTTAATAAGTCTAATAAAAGAGCTTTAATTGCAGCAGCAAAAGTAACTTTTGAGGATTATAATAGCATTACAGTTGATACTAATCGCCGGTTAAATAAATCGATTATTGATTATTCAGTAACTGGGCTATCAAGGGATCAATTAAAAACAGAAGTGCAAGGCATCCTAACAGGCCACAAAGATGTGCGTGGTGTATCTATGGCGGTCAGGTCTGAACAATTTACGCAAGATGCTATAATGAATTATCATCGTACAGCCAATTATAGAATAGCTAAACAAATTGGTATTAAGCGATTTAAATACTTTGGTAATTTAATAAATGATTCAAGGCCTTTTTGTCTTGCACATTCAGGTCAAATTAAAACTGCAAAGGAATGGGAGGCAATAGGTAATAATCAAAGTTGGAAGGGCAAATCTGGATCAAATATATTCGTTTATGCTGGAGGATATAATTGCCGTCATGTATTATCTGCTGTATTTTAAGTAAAAATTGCACCCTTTTGTTTTATATGGTATATAATTGTTTTTATACATCGATACATTTAATAGGTAATTGAAATATGAGTGAGTTTGATGCATTATTTGAATTAGGAAATGAAGATAGTGAAAAAGAAGGGGATGAAAATATATTTAAGGATTTATCAGAAGAGCAACGAAAAGTATTAATTGATAAGGCTGAAACAATAACGCAGGGACTGAAAAAAAATAGGGATGAAATATTACAAGAAAAGGAGTCAGAGGAATTAAAACGTAAGGAAGCGCAAGAGGAATTAGACCGGATTAATAAGGAGGTTGAGGATGCAAAGCAGAAGTTAGATGAAAGTGAGCGTTTAAAGCAGATAGAAAATGCACAAAAAGGCAAGGATTTTGAGTCATGGAAAAAGTTATCACAAGAAAGCTTTGAAAGAGAAAAGGACGAGCTAGAAAAGAAATCACAGGAAAACTTTAATCGAGCTGAAAAATTATTGCAGGAAAAGGTTGATTTAACTTTATCAACAGCGATTAGTAAGATGAATGTCAGTACGGAGGGGTTCCCAGGAGTTCAATCATTACTCCGTAACCGCATGACATTAAGTGATAAAGGTGCGGTATTATTGGAAGGTGCTCCACTTGAAGAGTATCTAAAAACATGGGCGGATAGTGATGAAGGTAAGTTTTATATAAAAGCCCCATTAAATGGCGGTAGTGGCTCAACCTCTGGAAGTAATACTGAAGTGCAAGGTAAAACATGGAAAGAGATGTCGTTGGATGAAAAAGCATCATTAAGACGAAGTAACCCAGAAAAAGCGTTAGAATTACAAGGGCAAGCGTAACAAATAGCAAAAGCGCCAGGAGGCGTTTAATTAAGCAGGCAGGAGTCTCTTAATAAATTAGTAATTTTTAATTTATAGGAGGCTTTATGGCCAGTACAAGATTAGCAGATATTTATGAACCACTAACTTTTGCAGAAGCAATCGATGAAAAGTCAGTAGAGTTAAACGCATTTATAGCATCGGGGGTTGTAACAACTGACCCGATGATCAATGATCAGGCAGCAGTAGGAGGTCGTGTAGGCGATGTTATTGCAAATGCACCTTTGGCTACTGATGATCCAAATATTAGTTCAGATGATCCAACCGTTACCAGTACACCTAAAAAATTAGGTGCGCATGTTCAGAAATGGCGACTAAGTGCATTAAATCAAAGTTGGTCATCAATGGATTTAGCTCGTGAGTTAGGTATTCCCAATCCAGTTCAAAATATTACCACTAAAATAGGTAAGTATTGGGCGACAATTTGGGAAAAAAGAGTTATAGCAAAAACAGAAGGTCTTATTGCAGATAATGTTGCCAATGACTCATCTGATATGATTGTTGATGTTTCAATAGAGGATGGTAATGCGGCTGTAGCTGCAAACTTAATTAGCGCGAATGCTGTACTTGATGCAAAACAAACGCTTGGTGATAGGGCTGATGATTTGTCAATTATTGCGATGCATTCTGTTGTTCATACTGCACTACAAAAGCAAAACTTGATTCAAACAGAACGTAACGCAGATGGAGTTATTTTGTTTCAAACTTATTTAAATTATCGTATTGTTATTGATGATTTAATGACTGTTGTTGCGGGTGGAACGTCTGGATTTAAATATACAACTATATTGTTTACTTCAGGTGCGATTGGCACAGGTAATGGTAAAGTCGATATGCCAACGGAACTTGAAAGAAAACCAGATACAGGTAACGGTGGAGGCCAAGAGATTATTTATTCTCGTGAATCAAAGGTTTTTCATCCTTATGGTTTTAGTTTTACCAGCGCATCTGTAGCAGCTGAATCTCCAACAGCGGCTGAGCTAAAAACAGCGGGAAACTGGGATCGTATCTGGCAGCGTAAAAATGTTGGAATAGCCGCGGTGATTACAAATGGCTGATGAACCTATTGTAAAGAAAAAGCCAGGGCCTAAGCCTAAAGATGAGCCAGTTGAAAAAAAGGAAGAGCCAGCAAAGGAAATTTCTCTCAATGATTTAAATAAGAGCGCAAGAGAGCAGGCAAAACGAAGTTCGTCTGAGTAATATTGTGGCATATTCAAGTGATGTTGATTTAATTAATGTAAAAAGAGATATTCTTTCTTTAGGTGTAGGTAGTTGGCTAGAGCAGCATGATGAAGCTCAATTGCTTATCGATAGGGATTTAGAGGTCTCTTGGTTTCTCGGTGCGGCAAAAGAACGCCAAACATCAGATACTATTACATATCAATTTAATTCAGCATTACTTGAACCAACGCAATTAAAACGACTATCTATTTATAAAACACTGGAATTAGCTTATTTGTTTTTGGCTCATGAGTATGAAAGTGATCCATTTAGAATCGAAGTAGATACTTTTAAGCAACGCTACAATGATGAATTGTTAAGTTTATTAGCTGTTGGTGTTAAATATGATTGGAATGAGGATGCTACTTATTCTGTATCAGAAACACAACGGCGTTCGCCTAGATTATTGAGGCGAATATGAGTGGTGTAGAGGTAAGAAGGAATTTTGATTTAAAATTAGAGGTATCACAAGCTTTAGATTCTATTCAATATGATGCGCTTGCCTTAAAAACAATTGAAATCATTCTTGAAAAAACATCAAGTGGCGTGGATTTTGACAATAAACCGTTTGTTGAATATGCGGATTTTACAAAGAAAGTACGTAAAGAAAAAGGACTGCCAACATCTAAACCTGATTTATTTTTTACAGGGAACATGTTATCTGGGATGACATCTATTGCAGATAATGATGGCGCTGTTATTGGATTTTTAGATCGAGATTCTAGCAATAAAGCCTATAGGCATGTCTTAGGTAATGGCGTTCCTGTTCGTGATTTCTTTTTTATCAATGATGATGATGGCGATGAGTTACTAGACCTTGCTATGTCTTTTTTTGATGACGCTATGTGATGGAAAATTATTTAATTGCAGAATCATTAATTATAGAGAGATTAAGAGATCAAATATCGAATATTAGTGTTGTTTCAATTTCAGAGCTAGCTACAGTAACAACTAGAAGCCAGCTTATTCCTGCAATTCAAGTTATTTATTCTGGGGATAAGATAGAGGCTGAAGGTGGCCAGGTAAGTGGACATATATTCGCAAGGCAAAAATGGTTAGTCGTTTTGGTTGTTAGAGATAATCGCAGTATTACTGATGGAACAACGGTAGATGTCGCAGGTGGTGAATATTTAATGCAGATTATTGTTGCGTTGTCAGGTTATCAATTGTCGTCCGATCATGGTTTTTTACGTAGGGAATCATCACCCACCACACAATACAAAAATGGATTTGCTTATTTTCCATTAATGTTTAGTACAAAAATTGAAACAACAGGTTCTTTAATATAAATATTGGAGTAAAAATATGCCTTCTAATGAAAATTCACGGGTTGATTATGAATCAGGAGTTACCCCGTTTACAATGTCAGCATTGATTGATTCAGGGGATAGAATAACATTTAATTCACAAGCCAGTCAGTTTTCAGAATCGGCTGGTAATTCACCAGATATAAAGCCAAATGGCATATTAACCGGCGGTGTTGTAATTCCTGCAATATCTGCAACGGATGATGCCATTGATATTGCAACGTTAACTTGTAATCTTAACGGTGTCGTGACAACCGTTGTTGCAAGTACTGATGAAGCAATAACACGGGCTGGTACAAATGTATCAAAAGTTAATTCAATAACCATAACAAATGCTGGTGCAATCGCTGTGCTTACAGGAACAAATGGCGCTACAGCAGCGTTTAGTGAAACAAGGGGCGCAGCAGGTGGACCGCCTTATATTCCGACGACAAGTATAGAAATAGCGCAAGTTAGGGTGACGGCCTCAGCCGCGGCACAAGTTACGGTTACTGAGATATTTGATGTGGTTGGAACACATACTGAACGTGCTGATTTTCCTGTGTTTACTAAAGCAAATACCACGGCAACGGTTAAGTTTGATGTGGCTTTACCTGCATCACATACAGGCGATGTCGCAAAAGGTGTTTATGCAAGTTATTCTGAGCCTGTTTTTACTGAACAAACGTTTGCAAATGATTTTGTTCCCGCAGAAACAACGCATTCAACATCCTCAACGCAAGTTTATGGTGCAACTATTGGTTCTAATTCACAAACATTAAATCAGGGTTCTTTTACTGCTATATTGAATAATGGCATAACTGATCCAATTTTATCTCGAAAAAATGATACGTTATGGTTTAGATATTTTCAGGATAAGTTTAAAACTCCGTTTATATTAACTCAAGGAAAGCTTGGTATTTCACGAACATTTGGTGCGGCGGACAATCCACAGGTAACATGTACAATTTCACCTGATGTGGCCAGTGTCGATAAGGCCGGTTGATGTACATTTACATATTTGATGATGGTGGTGTTTATAAGACGGATGAATTTATAGAGGACGTAGATTTTAAGGAATGTTTATATGTGGGCGTGGGAACACTTAAGGAATATGTTGGTGGTGAATGGATGGAAGTTGAATGCTATGAGGGTGCTTAGTGAGTTTTGACGTTCAAAAGTTTATGCGGACTCAATTTGAGCCACGTATTGAAATTGTAGATGTTCCAACATTAAAAGAATGGTTTAATGATGAGCCTAAATGGAAAGTTAGAGGGCAAACTGCAAGTGAAATAGCAAAATCGTTTGAATCAGCAGGTCGAAATAAAAATCTTGATTCTATTATCAAAGCAATAAGTAATAGCCAAGAGCAAGTTAATGAATTAAAACACGCGATAGGCTTATCTGATAATGTACCTGATGATATTGTTAAACGACTTGAGCAACTGGTATTTTGCAGTGTTGATCCTGTTGTTGATATGCCAGCGGCGGTAAAGTTAGCAGAAACGTTTCCTGTTGAATTTTATACTTTAACTAACAAGATAGTTGAATTAACGGGGTTAGGTATGAATGTCCCAAAGTTGAAAGCCTCTGGGAAAATTACAGCATAAGAAATAAGATGACTTTATGTGATGCCAGGGGCAAGTTCTTATATGAGGCTTGCCCTTCTTTATTTCCAGAGGGTGAATTAACGAGTACTGAAGTGGTGTTATGGGAATTATTTTACAGAGAGCGGAATAGCAGAGCTAATAATGGCTGATTTAGAACGTACTGTTGAAATTATATTTAAATCCATTGATCAGACAGGAAGTGGGTTAAGTTCTGTATCTGGAAAATTAAATGATTTTGAGCGTAGCATAGGTAAGGTCTCAGCTCCGCTAGCCTCATTAGCAGGCGATATTATAAAAACAGAAGCGGCAGTGCTTGGGTTAGCTGCGGCTTATGGGATTTATGCTGTTTCTGAGGCAGCAAAATTTGAATCAGCGCAAATTGATTTAAATAAAGTTTTAAGTGATATTGATGCGCCTGTTGAGTCATTTACTAAAACAGTCTTTGAATTATCTGAAACATATGGTGTTGCATCATCTAGTATTTTACAAGGCATTGCAAATTTTAAACAAGCAGGATTTACAGCGTCAGAATCTGCAAAACTTCAAAAGGATGCGCTGGATTTAGTTATTGCGGGTGATGTTGAAGCGGCGCGTGCGTCAGAAATATTAGTTTCATCATTAAAAGGATTTGGCGCTGGCGCTGATCAAGCCACACGGTTTATTGAAGCATTGAATAATGTTTCGAATAAATATGCGACAGATTTAGCCGAATTAGCAACAGGCATGGGGCGTATTTCTCCTGTTGCACAGCAAATGGGGTTTACGTTTGAAGAAACAACGGGATTGATTACACCGGTAATCGAAGTTTTTAGAAGTGGCCCAGAGGCAGCCAATGCATTAAGAACAGGTCTATTGAAATTAATCGATGATGCCAAGCCTGTTGGTGAAGCCTTAAAAAAAATCGGTGTTTCCCAGTTTGATGCAAATGGCGTTATGCGTTCAGGGAAAGATATATTTCTTGATGTCGCTAATGCATTTAAAACTTTAGATCAAAATCAAAAACTTGTTATTACCTCTCAATTAGTCGGTATTGAACAAGCATCTAAGATGGTTTCTGTTTTTGATAATTTAGGGAAAGTTCAAAACATTACTTCGGCTGCAATGGAGCGCACTGGCAGTGTTACTAAAGAGGTCGAATTACGACTTAATAGTGCTGAAAAACAAGTAGACAAATTTAAAACGACATTTAGCAATTTAGGGATTGTTGTTGGTGGAGAACTCCTAGATAATTTCAAAGGGGTCGCTGGCGGTGCGTCAGAGTTAACCAGTGCTTTTTCAGATATAGTAAAACAAGGCGGGTTAGCACCGTTATTTAATGCACTTAAACCGTTATTAGTTGATTTTGAAGCCACATTAAAAGGTATTGCCGTTGCTCTGCCTGATGCGTTTAAAGGTGTTGATTTTGATGGCTTAATTAAATCATTTCAAAATCTAGGCGGTGAAATAAGTAATATTTTCGGTGACTTGGATTTAACTGATGCGCGAGATTTAGAACAAGCATTACAAGGTATTGTTGACTTTATTGCTTTATTAACTAATGCAACGGCAGGTGTTGTTGAGGGATTTAGCCCGTTTGTTGATGCAATAAAATCACTATTAGAATCATTAGCTGATGGCGATAACGATATGGTGGCTTTTGGTTCTAACTTAGTTGGCATGGGTGCCGCTGTAAATAAAGTCATACCATTGCTTGGTTTTTTGGGTGATACATTAAGCTTATTAGCTGATGTAGTGCTCGTTGTTGCGGGAGCAAGAGGATTTGCTGCCTTTGTTCCTGCTGTTAGCTCTGCTGCAACAGCCTTACTTACGTTTAATCCTGCTGCTGCCGCGTTTTCGGCTGCTATGGGAGCTATTGCTTTTGCCATTATTGAAAATATAAAAGCTTTTAACGATTGGCAGGATAGAGTAAAAGGAATTAATAAAGATGCACAAACCGCAGATGATGTAATAAAAAGATTACCGCAAACATTTGAAGAATTATCTAAAAAAGCAGGCGTTTCTATTAAATCAATGGATGATTTTAATAAAGCTGTTGAGGATGGTAAATTAATAGCGAATGAGGCAGAAGGGGGGTGGAAAGGTGCAGGTGAGGGCGTTAGGGATTTTGATGCGGAGGTGGAGGCGGCGCTTGGTAATTCAATCGAACTCAGAAAAGAAACAGAACAAAATACAGCTTCATTAAAAGAAAGCGCTGAATCGACAAAGGCATTAACTCAAGTTACTAGTAATGCGGCGCAGGCTGAGGATGAATGGATAAAAACCATTGAAAATGGTCAAGTCGTCTATACCAATAAAAATAGAACGCTAGACGATACTGGAAAAAATTTAAAAAAGGTTAAGGAAGAAACAGACAAATTATCTAAATCTGAAGAATTAGCAATAAGAAATGCGGCTGAATTAGAGCAAACACTTGTTAAATTAGCGAGCAATGAGCGAATAAAAGCATTAGAATTCTCTGCAAAAATAGAAGTGGCTAATGTTGAGGCGGATGCGAAGCGAGTAGTTGCGGCTTATGAAGCGATTTCAAGTGAAATTGTATCAACAAATGATTTACTCGGAACTTTAAATCAAGAGTTTGCAAATGCTAGTGGTTTTGATAAGTTAGCTATTGATGATCAAATCGATAAAGCAAATGATCGTGCAGATCGACTTTTAGATCAGCAAGAATTATTAAATACTGCTAACGTTAAGCATTTGAATGCCCGTACAGCACAAATAGAACGCGGTGGAAGTGATATAACTATTAACGCAGATAATTTATCACCTGAATTGCAAGCTGTATTAGAGTCATTAATTAATAACATACGCATTAAGGCAATTGCTGAAGGTGCTGCATTTATTACAGGTTAGTTATGATTGCAATAAGCACATTAACGTATGATATAGATGGCCATTTAATCTTATATGTTAATCCTGATACGGATTTTGGTAAAATGACTCGCCGTCATACTCGAACCGCTACATTAGATGGGGAGAGCGTTATTACTGATTTAGGTTATGCATGGTCAGATATGACTTTCAATATTAATGTTAGCCGGATTACTAACGAAGAACTTGAGCAGTTAAAGTATTTAATTCAATCTTATCCAGTTTTATTAATCAGTACGAAAGAAGGCTGCTTTGAAGGTGCGCTTGATAGTCTAGATAGTCGGATTTACCCTATTTCATTTAATTTTTTGCCATTAAAAAAGGTTAGTTAAATGGGCGTGGGTAAACTTCTATCGCATACCGGCAAGGGTTTGTATGCGGTTGAATTACAATTTCGTAATGATTTTATATTAAAGCAACGCGCAGATTTAGCAAAATTAAAAAAAGAATTAGACGAAGAGTTAGTTAAACTTCAAGAAAAGTTGGATGAAACTAAACAGGAGATTATAGATACACAGGATGATTTAGATTTATTGATTGTTTCACCCCTTTTTCCGTTAACGCATCGAGATATACTTAACGGCTTAACGACTCAAGAGGAAAAACGGGAATTTGATATTCGCCAATTACAACGAAAATTGGTTGATCTGAATCGCGTTCTTGTGGATACGGAAGAAAGAATAAAGGTTAATAATATAAAGTATGCGCCTGTTATTGCTAACAAACAACTCTATGACGATCATTCAACAAGCCCGCCACTCCTTGAAGTATGGTGCGTTGATTATTCCCAAGATTTAATTATAAAAGATAAAGAAGGGAATGAGGTTGAAACTTTTGTTGAAACCATTGAATCGATGGATGAATATAACGATCCCAATCAATTCATTAATTTACGTCCTGTTGTTGGTAAAACTTTAAAGGAATTAGAGGGTAAAATTGATTCAGAAGGACGGTTAACGCTCCCTGGTGAGGTTGATAAACGTACCTTACCACATAATGAGCATGTGTTAAATTCAGGGGCATGGACAATCGCTTGGAATTGGATGACATTGCCGTCTATGCAAACATGGCGTCCTTATTACAAAATAGCTAATATAACGTCCATAGACCATCAAAAACAAACATGCCGTATCAGTTATCAAAATCAGGAGTTTCGGAGCAGCATACGGCCTTTTCCTGTTGATTTTGATACTGTTGACTTTACTGGGGGCGAAGGACGTTATCAGGTTGAATTAAATACCGTTCATGACAATGTGCCGATTGTTTACATGGAATGTGGTTCTTCGGTCTTTAAAAAAGATGATGAGGTGATTGTCGAATACATTAAAAGGGACCCTGAGAAACCAAGAGTTATTGGATTTAGGCATGATCCTAAGCGTTGTTTAGTTCAATATCTTATTTATATAAGTAATCAGAAATTATTAGCACGAGAAATAAGTAGTTTAGGAGGATTTTCTAATACGCAGATTGATTTGTTTAAGACAGAGACAGAAGTTTTAGATTGGCGGTTTAATTTAGAACAGAGCTTACGTTTGAATTGCGGTCAACTCATGTTAAATGATGAAAATGATGAGGAGATTGAAAACGTTTATAGTTTTGATATTGCTCATATATATAGAAATGGCGTAGATTTAGAACTTTTTACTGTTATTCCAGAACAAATAAATGCAAGGCCTCAAATCGTGTGGCATTTTCCTAATGTCATGAGAGGAAGAACTATAAGTTTTGGTGTTGGAATATATGAATCGTTTGCAGAAGATCATCCTATTGGAATAGTCGGTATTGAGGTTTATGAAAGCAAACTTTATGTGTTAGCAGAAGCTAAAGTAATCAATGCAACAGGCCGTATGTTTGCACCTAATACTATTCTAAAAGCTGGTGATCCAGTACCATTGCCTTGGCGTTACCTTAGTGGATGGGGTTTTCTTGTTCTTGTTTATAATATAGATGATGAAGGAAACTTATTTTTAATCGATCAAATACATATAAATACAGAAGTCTATACTTATGCTGAACCTCGGCCTGGACAAGCTAATATTGCAATTCCTTTTTTTAATCGATGGGATGAAGCAACGCCTTTTAATTTAACAACTCGTGGTGGTGGAAATAGTGTTACTAAAATATTAGGATTTTCTGTAAATGCGGGTTATATTCTTCTAACATTTACATCAGGTGCTAGAGGTGGAGTTTCTGGTACTCCTTGGTGGAAACAGCATAGCTCAAGTATGATGTTGGTTGATGTAAATAGTGGGCTAACTTTATCTGATGTATGGTTAAATCATAGGGTTGACGATCCTGAAAATTTAGGTTATGGGAATTTGATTGAGCAATTTAATATTGCAGATAAAAGTGATAAAGTTAATTATGATCCCATTTTTGATCCTAACAATGAATTATTAGATGGCTATGTCAAAATCAATGGTAAGGGTATTGTTAATGATCCAGGCATAGATGTTATAACAAGTACGGGAGAAGTCACTGGCTGATTATTATAAATATTGCGCAATTAATCCAAGAGGTGATTTTTTTGTTGCCATTAATGATCATAATAAACTCTTTGGAACATCAAAGGATTCATTTGGAAATAATGATCCTGATGAATCTATATTCTCTAATATTAAGCTTAGGGTTTATCGATATCAAGCTGATCTATCAGAGGCAACACGTGAACTTATTGCCGAAAATTTGATTGATTATGGTTCATCAACCATGAAAGCAACGGACTCAAAAATAATTATTGCAACTGGTGATTCTGTTATGGCTTATTCACCAAGATTACAGGTTATCAATCTTTTGCCTGATGATAAAGGGCATTATAACTATGAAGTGCAAACTTTTGACTTAGATATTTCTGTGGATAAGATTGTGGATATTATTTAATGCATACAGCTTGGCGGTTATTTGTTGATAACAGTGATAATGCAAATCTTATCGGTTTTGCTGAGCTTCGCTTATTACAAAATATCACAAATCATGGTTTTGTTTCATCAGGAACTGCCTATGCATCGATTGAGGATACAGCGTCTAATGAACTAGCTGAGTATGCATTTAATGATTTAATTGTCGGTTTCGGTGGTATTGGGTGGGGAACCCCGAACAACTTTCCTACAAATCAAAGTGTTGGTAAGGTTTTTGAAGCTCCTGTTTTAGTTGATAGCTATGAAATTGTCGCGATTTCATTTGCTGGGTCAACTGATAGAACGCCTAAAGATTTTAAATTACAGTATTCCGATGATGTAATAACGGATCAAGCATCATTTTTGTCTGCGACTTGGACAGATGCCGATGTTAGAACAAATGAAATAGGTTGGGGGGCAAATGAGGTAAGACATTACAATATTGATTTAGGTAATATTGGATTAATTTATGAGCCTACTGTTGATAATGTTACGTCAACAGGTACAGTCACAGGCACAGGAACGCCACTTGACGATGGCTCGCACTTAGCATGGCGACTATTAATAAATAGACCCGCGGGCGATAACTCGGTACAAATTGCTGAAATAGAATTTAATTTATTAGGTGTCGATCAATCAAGTCAGCTGGGTTCTGTTTATGCATCATCAGATAATGGTGTTAACCTTCCAGAACATGCATTTGATGATATAAGTGGGTCAGGTGGTAGCAATTCATGGAGAACCTTAGATAATGAACATTTAAATAGTTATATTGGCAAGGTATTTAATACTACCATATTGTTTAATGAATTAACCATTCAAGTTATTGATATTTTTGGATTTGGCACACGTTTACCTCGTGAATTTGAAATACAGTATTCAGATGATTTTATAACTGATCAGGCTTCATTTGATAATGCAATGTGGGTGACTCGATATTCTTATGCGAATCAGATCGAATGGCAGAAAAATGAAATAAGGTCATTTATTATTCCAGGCGTAGTGCCCACATTTGGTGTGGGTGCGATTCAAGAACCAAGTGCCGATAATATTTCAATTGTGTCATCAATTAAGTTAAATTCTGAGAGAGTTATATTAAGAATTATCACTTGTACCTTTACGGGAGATACGCTTCTTCCTTTAACGATACCTATTTCTGATTTAGTGGAGCCAGTTAGAAAAAATGGACTCAGTTCAGCAAGCCTTGTTATTAATGGCACTTATTCAACCGATGTGTCTAATTATGTGGTTGATAATGGTCAATTTACAATAAATTATATTGATGTGTTGGCTGATGGATCACAAGTAACCGCTGCGTCACAAACTTATAAAATTAATAGTATTTCATCTGGTAAATCAGGAAGACAATGGAATTTGAATATTTATGGTACAACTAACTATAATGTTAATTTATATAGACAGCGTCTTGATTTGGAAAATGTTACTTCGTTACAACGTAACTTGAAAGGAGCGGCGATTATAAATGCTAAAATGGATAGAAGGGTAATGCCAATTGATATTGTGACTTTTAAAGGTAAAGAATATGAGGTTGAACAAGTGAGTCGGATAAATAATGTAAACAATAGTTTTATGGAATTAACGGCTAAGGAAGTGATTTAAATGGCAGCACATATAGCTTGGCGTTTTAAAGTAACGTCAATAGGAGACCCAACCACTACAATTCCCGAAGTCTCTTTTAGTGCTGGCGGTGTCGATGTTAGCACCAGTACCACCAATTCGGGGAATACTTTTTTTTCTATTACACCAACTGCTGGTAGTGCTGCTAGTGCCTTCAATGGTAATATTCAGTCATCACAAATACAACTAATTATAACCGCCCCAAATTCAACACCTCCATTTTACTTTGGAGTTATTTTAGACGCTGCGGAAGATGTTGATGAATACAACGTTTTTTCTTACGATAATGGCGGTTCCTTTGGGAACCTGATAACGGGATGGGATGTTGAGTTTTCTGATGATACGAGTACTGGATTTGATGGAATATGGACTACTGGTGACACCCAAACATCTCAAGTATGGACAGCGACTCCAGAAATAAAAAACTTTGCAGTTTCAGGTACAGGCGCATCTTTAACTATCACTGGCCCAATTATAGAGACATTAGCCATAACTTCTTGGGATGTACATTTAAATTCATTGGATGGAACACAACATTTCAAAGAAACAACTACAGGGGCAACATATTCCTTTAGTTCAGATTTATCTAATATACCTTATGTTGTTACTGGAATACCTACGATTGATTTAGTATGGACTGGCTCAATTTCGGTAAGTGCAGGCCAATATGTAACATCATCAACAACACCTTATATTTGGGTATCTGGTGGCGCAGGAACTACTGGTGTAGCTGAACCTATTTGGAATTTATCAGGAACAACAATTGATAATGATATTACATGGATTTATATTGATGAGTTACCCGAACCTAAGTCGCAAGGCCCGCTACTCCCTGTATTGATATAGTTATGCCTTTACCTGTTACAACGCTTAACTTCAGTAAAAACGGATATATTCCATCCTATGTTCTGAATTTTACAACTCAAAATATAGGTGAGATTTTGGAGCCTACTATTGATGATGTTTCATCAATAGGCAATATTCCAATTAAAGGTATCGGTTTAATCGTAGAGCCAGCGATAGATAATGTTTTTAGCACAAACATAATTGTTATTAATGGAACAGGTGCGCTTGTAGAACCAGCTATTGATGATGCTCAAGTCTTTCCTTTAAATGTACATGGCCCTGGTGCTATTGTCGATCCAGGCATCGATTTTATAACTACACGGCCTATTATTACACTAGATAATGAATCCATTAATCAACAAAATGTAACCTGTTCGTTTAAAGGCGATACGATTTCGAGCATTACAATTCCTGTTTCATATTTAACGACACGATTAAAACAAACTGGCTTATCTACGGTAGAATTAACAATTCCTAATGGTGAAAAATATAGCCAAGTTATTGAGGATTTAATCAATGATAATGGGTCATTCAATGTAACTTATGTCGATAGATTAATTGATGGAACTAAAGTGACGCAAATATCAAATGATTATGCTATTGATACTGCTACTTCATTTCAGGGTGGCCGTAATTGGAGTGTTAATATTAGCGGTATTAATACGTTTGTTTTAGGCAATCAGGCTAATCAAGTTAATTTATTTGATGTGTCCTTATTACGGTTAAATGCAAGTGGCACGACAACAATAAGGTGCCGCCTGGATAGGAGATTATTGCCAAGAGATATTGCAGTTTATGATAGTAATATTTATTCTGTTGAAAATTTAACGCATATTGTTCAATCAAGCAATATCTACATGGAAATATCAACAAATTAGTTATTAAATAATAGGAGAAAAAAATGGCAATAGTATATTCGGCAGCAGCAGAGACGGCGCGTATGACTGCCGTAAGAGATGAAATTGATAATGGTGGTGCTGGAAAGATACAAATAGGCACTGCGCTTATGGTTACTGTATTAGCAGAAATTGATCTAGATTCCGTCTGTGGAACAGTTACTGCTGATGTTCTTACCTTATCATCATTTCCAAAGTCTGATATTAACGCTAATGCGACAGGGACAGCGGCGGAAGCAAGGATTATTAATGGCGGGGCGACTGATGTAGTCACTGCTATTTCAGTCGGTACAACAGGATCAGATATTAATCTTGATTCAGTTAATATTACAGCAGGACAAACATTAACATTGGACTCGTTTACACTTACTCATTTTTAAATGAATTAAAAGTATTGAATATAACAACGCCAAAAATTTCAAGATAGATGTTGAATAAAGATAAATTAATACATAGTAATGAGTTTGTTTCATCTTCATTGTAATTTCTTTCTATACTACAAAAGTCAATAAGTGGGCCGCCATCGACTAAGCTAATTTCTATAAAACAAAATCGTGTAATCATTTATATCCTTTAAATAGCCGTCTCCAGACCCAAGGTGGCATTGGATTTTTTTTATGCCATAAACCCATACCTTGTTTGCGTGCCTTTTCTTCAGCTTCGTAATATGATTTATCTCTAGCAAACCTAGGTTCTACCCAGGCAGCACCAACGCTAACCATTCGTTTATTAATATCTTGACCTTTTAAATAAAGCCTTACTACATCGCGGTCATACGTTCTTTTGCCTGTATGCTTTAATGTAACGATTTTTTGATGGATTAAGGTTTGTAATGTTCGTTTACTGAATTGACCGTATTGTTGACCTATCTCTGGCGCATCTATATCAGCTAAACGTATTTCTGATTTTTTATTATTTCTGCTTAACACAATAGCGCCATCACCATCTATTACACGTACAACGGCATATTCTTTGGGCCGGTTTATAAACGATATTGCGTCCCATGACCAAAATAAAAGAACTAAAGCCATTATGGAAAAGATTATTATTGTTTGCATTAGGTGTCGAAATCTAAGGCTTTAGTGCGCATAATATAATGAATATCTTCAATGATGTTTCTGTAATTATCATTTATAGATAATGCCAATTTGTCTTCACCAAGGCCATTGTTTGCTAAATAATCATCGTAATTATCTAATGCGTATTGAATAACCAGGGATTCATCATCAGTAAGCGCTTTTCCATTAACAGATATATTAATTTTATTTATCAATTTTCTCTTCTCTCCAGTTTTGATAGGTAGATGGATCAAATAAATGAAGTGTGTCATTATCTGCGTGATCTTCCCATTCTCTACGAAATTTTAATGCTTGTTGAAAAGCAAGTAAATCCATTTCTCCATCGTATTTGTTAATATTGCAAACTCTAAATGTTTTACCGTATTTTTTGCCTTTATGATCAATCCAGCTAACACCATAAACGAGATAAGTTAAATTTTTCCTATTATCATGGCTATGCGTTTTACATACGCCCAATACGCCAGTTGATTTGTTATTTGTCGCAGCTTTTATAGCTCTTCTTTTGGTGTTTTTTAAAATAACTAACATTTGGTCACGCCAGTTATTTGCAGCCTTAAATGCGTTTTTACGGCCACCCCATGATTTATATGCAAAGTAACGGGTGAATTGCTTATGTCTTCTGACAATCTTTACTTGAAATCCGTTTTTGTCTGGTTCGCTTATATTTTTTCTTGATAAACCCATTATTACAAATGCAATTCTCTTCTAATTTGTCTATTTCCGGCAGCCATAACCATAAAAGTATTGATAAACCAAATAAAACATCCTGATCATTGAACCCATCCCAATAAAGCCCAGCAAATGACAACGCTGTAACAATAATTCTATTACCGTGCTTTATTAGAAACTTAATTCTTGTGTTATCATGGTTAGCGGCCATATGTTCCCTCGTTTCACATGTGGCTAGAGCCTCTGGTTTTAATTAATCAGGGGCTTTTTAATTTAAAAAATATTTAATCCATATAAAAATATACTTTCCGATAGTGTAAATAATATCCTTGGTTATCAAGGCAAGTAGCATAGCTATAAAAATATCAGCGCCGGTCATTCTGTTTTCCTTTTTAATGCATTAAGTTCTTTGATTCTGCACATAACTACAATAATCATTCCTATAATGCTGATAATGCCAGGAAACCAGTTATCCCCGAATAATAATGATATAGAACCACCTAAACCAACAAGCCTCGGTTCCAT